CTATAGTTAGAGCTGTATCCAGCAGCACCATAGTGTACAATTTTTTCTTTACCATTTTCGCAAGCCTTAACAACACGCTTGTGTTTCCCATCAGTATCTTTTTTGGGAGAATTGCATTTCATTTTTTTCTTATCTAGTGCCATGGTATTTATTTTTTACCTCTTGCTCTTTTATCTCCTGGAGAATCTTTCTTAGAACCTCTATTAACTGATGCCTTTTTCAAGACAAGTCCTTTAGATGTATGACTAACGTCTTTACCATCTCCATTTCCATAAGTGCCTTTGTCTCTATTGGCTTTAACTAACTCACTTCTTTTTTTTCTCTGAGCAGGCTTCTTATTAAACTCTTTATTGTAAGCGTCTTTCTTTGCTTTAGCTTCAGGATTCTTGTCGTAGTATTCTTTTGATTTTGCCATATTACCAACTAATAGTGAGTTTAAAAAATAGTATATATATATTTACTTTATTATAATCGCACCAGCATCCAGTCTCTTGAAAGCTAGCACCAAATAATAATCTGTTTAACGAAATTTCTAATTGTACATTCATAATACAAAGATATAAAAAAGACCTAACGTAAATTAGGTCTTAAAAATATTTGTATTTTAAAACTATAGTACAAATCCTCTCCACTTACCATCAATAGAAACAAATTGAGAATACTGACCAACTGTTAATCTAACAACGCTAGTTGCTGTTCCTCTATTAAATCTAGCTGCACCTCCAAAAACAGCTTCTTGAGCAGATGTATTTATAATAGTAATTGTTTTACCTCCAAAGTTTTCTGGAGCAGGCATATTTAATGTATATGTTCCTGCTGTGTTTCCTAATTTTATAGCATAAATACCATAATCTAAAATATTATAACTAGAAGAAGTTAAATCTATATTGATATATTGGGGAGACACTCCTCCCGAATTAAAATTTGCGTATCCAGCTATTGCTAAATCTGTTATTAATGTCGGCACGTCAATATAAGGATTACCATTAAAAACAACTGCTTCATCTGCAACATTGTATTGATAGTCTATTCCATCAACTTCTAATATAAGTAAATCTCCTTTAGTTCTAACTTTTATATCATTAGAAAAAAATACACCTGCTTCAGAATCAGCGTGTTGAAAAACATTTGGGGCTATTACGTCAATATCTACTCTTCTCATTTTTTTAGTTTTTTAATTAAGATGCAAAGTTACAATTTTAGTTTAAATAAAAATCATCGTAATATTCATCTCTGCTTTGTTCTATGAAAAACCATTTAATGTCATCGTATAAGTCTGCTATGGTTAGTAATGATAATGTATCAAATTTAACATATGCATCAAAGTTATCTAAGTCTACTTCATTAAAGCAGTCAAAGTATTTTCCATCTATCTTAACGATAAAAGAATCTCCATTAGTATATACTTCTCCGTTAAATTTGCAAGACATTATTAAAGCCATCAACATTGGAGAAGGAAGTCTAACTTCATTTCTAATGTTATTCATGAACAAGTAAGGATTTTTATTTATATTCATTTTGATTATATTTTGTTTCTTACAAATTTATAAAAAAAATGCCATCTAATTTAGACAGCATTTTAATCTTAAAAAAGAAGGGTTATGAGCATTTTGTTTTTTTCATTCCCATTCCTTTAGGGGCAACTCCTTTTTTCATCATTGGCTTTGCCATCATTGGTTTTTTTGCCATCGTCTTAGTAGTCATCGCCATTTTTTTTGTTGCTGTTTTTTTCATTTTTATTGTTTTTATAATGTTATTAATTAATAATATTCTCTTATTTCAAATTGAAAATTTGCTCCATCAACATAATTACCATTTTCGTCAGTATAACGTACTAAAATACCGCTACTTCCAGTCGCTCCTGTATATATATTTCTAGCACCTGATGAATCAATATATCTACAAAATTGTTTATTTGGAAAAAAAGTTTTTGGATATGTAAAAGTATTTACAGGTGCTGTTCCAATATAATTACCTACTGAACTTCTAACCCAAGAAATAGAACCTAAAGTATTATACACTACAGTTACAACAGGATCATTTACTCCAGATTGACTAAAATATGCAACGTATGATTTATAAGCAGCTCCTCCAGCAGGTCCTGTAGGTCCTTGAGCACCCGTTGCTCCAGTTGCTCCAGTTGCTCCAGTAGGTCCTACAGCTCCTTGAGAAGCTAATAATGCCCATGCAGTAGTTGCTAAGTTTGGAGTTGTTGTTCCGCTTGTATTAGCAATACAGAAGTAAGAAGCTCCACTATATCCAACAGCATCATTTACAAGATAAGAAGTACCTGATACCCAAGCTCCTCTCCAAGTTAAACCAGCAGGCCCAGAAGGTCCTTGAGGACCAGTTGCTCCAGTAGGTCCAACAGAAGTTGCGTTACCAGAAATAGTAGTTGCTAATGCTAAAGCAAAAGTTTCTGCGTCAGTATATGGAGTACCTGCTGAATCTACAAATCTTGTAAAGCTAACGTAGTCGTTAAATATTCCTAAATTAGTATTCTTATTGATAATGTTTACAGTAGGAACTGCTTTATCATCATCCACTATATTATTCGTATAGTTTAAATTCTTCCAAACAGGGACATAATCTCCCTTTGTGTAAGATATGCCAGCAATTTTAAATATGCTATCATTTACTGATTGTAGTTTCATTTTATTTATTTATTAATTATTACGACACCATTGTTATAGGATTACTAACCCAAGTTCCAACATTTATTTTAGTATATACTAAACCTCCACCAACTATGTTATGACAGAATACTTGAAACCCATTCATAGCAAAAGATTCAGGATAGTTTGTATTTAAAGTAGCTAAAGATAATGCAGCTGTAGTAAATGATTGTGCAGCTAAATAGTATCCTCCTCCAGTTGATGTTAAATCTTTTCCTTCAAGTCTAGGAGCATTTCTTTGTAATGTTTCAGCTAACCAATAATTATTAGCAAAAGAAGTAAATTTTACAATTTGATTAAATTGTACACTTATTTGTCCAGATTGTCCATTTACTGCTGTTTCAAAACCTCCTCCAGAGAATGGATAAATTACAACACCAGAACCTGCCATACAATCAACTATAATTTCTTTTCCTAATATAGCGTTATTAGGCAACTTAAATAAAGTATTAGATCCTCCTCCATTAGTTATGTTTATGTCATAAAGAAGAACTGTTTCACTTCCAAAAGGCCCTCCATTTATAGATCCTCTTGTTTTAGCCACAACACTTCCAGAAGGTCCAGTAGCTCCAGTAGGTCCTTGTGGACCAGTAGCACCAGTAGCACCTGTAGCACCAGCAGGTCCTACAGCTCCTTGTGATGCAAGTAACGCCCAATTGGATGTGGCTAAGTTTGGAGTTGTTGTACCTGAAGTTGCAAGAATACAGAAGTAAGACGCACCACTGTATCCAACAGCATCATCTGCAACGTAAGAAGTACCTGATACCCATGCGCCCTTCCAGTTTAGTCCTGCTGGTCCAACAGGTCCTTGAGGTCCGGTAGGTCCGGTAGGTCCAACTGAAATACCATTACCAGAAATAATAGTTGCTAATTCCAAAGCAAATGTTGCTACATCTGTATACGGAGTTCCTGTTGAATCTACAAATCTTGTATGACTAAGATAATCACTAAATATTCCTAAATTTGTGTTTTTATTGATAATGTTTACAATAGGAATTGATTTATCATTATCCACTACATCATTACTGTAGTTTAAGTTCTTCCAAACTGGAACGTAATCTCCCTTTGTATAGGTAACTCCTCCAACTTTAAATAGACTACTATTTACCGATTCTAATTTCATTTTTTTACGGTTTAAAATTCAATGCAAAGATAACATATTTTTAATTATTTTTGTTGTATGAAAGATACATACATCAAAGCAAGAAATAGTAAATCCTATGAAGGATTATACGAATACTTCCTGGAAGAAGGAGGATCTAATATTGGTATTCAACAGTTTATAGGTTTATTTTCTTTTCAGAATCTTAATGAGATACTACACAACTTAGATAAGAAACACAATCTAACTATTCTAGAGGATTCAAAGGGAGAGTTTGTTAAAGTAGTCGTTTAGTTCATTCCATCTTTTATTAACTGTATTCCTAGATATACCGCTGTACTTACTTACGTTAATTCTATTTACGCTTAGTCCAGTTTTTTTTAGATTATTAATTGCCTCTTTCATGCAATTCATCTTCTCGTCTTTTAAACTATTGTTCTTGTTTACAATAAACATATACTCATCCAAAGTAAACTCTTCCATGTATTCTTCATAGTATCTTTTAACTGTGTTATAAGACATACCAGTCAATTGACTCAAATCAGAAATACTACAAGTTTTCTTTTCTTCTTTTATGCTTGTAATTGAATCCAATATTATTCTTTTTGTTTTATCCATCTTTAAACTATTTAAACATTTAATACTTTCTCTTATCTTCTTGTTCTTAATTATATTATTTGCTTCTTTTAAAAAAAAATCCTTATTTAGCTTATATAAATAATTCTCTTCTTCTTCAGTAAATTTAATCAAATCACTTAGATTGTTTTTCCACTCAATCTGTTTCTTAGTTTTTATCTTATTAAATAACTCACTATTAAATTCATTGTGAAATATATCACTACATATTTTGTACACATCAGACTCTAACAAATAAGTACCATGAGTCTTCATCGCGTTTTCTATTAACCTAATTCCATCAGCAACCAAATCATCTTCACTACAATCAGTATTTAAATACCATATCTTCCAAACATATATTTTGTAGTTGTATAATGCAGAATCTCTATAAGAACTTATATTCACATATCTAGCATCAACACAGTCGTACTTGTCCTGCCAAACATATAAGTACCTAAACTCTGTTCGCTTTATTTCTTTATCTAAAATCTTAAACTTTATCATAAAACAAATATACAAAATATAATGTAATACTTTGCATTAAGTGTATACATATATGAAAATGACAACACCCTTTCAGTCACTTGTATTATAATCTAACCGAATGATAAGGTGTATACATTTTATGAGATTGCTATGGTATAATAGTGAGACCGCTATGGTAGTTAGGTTATTTTCCCGCGTGGCCGATCCAAATCAAAACCAAAAACGCTTTTTTTTGATCTACCCCCATGCAATTTCGGATCCTTTTTTTCCAACTTTTTAGCTTTTTTATACCTACTTTTATTTTGTAGGTTTTTTTGTGGTTATCCGTTTACCCTACATTTATTGTATTTCCTTGTTTGCCGTTTACCCTTGCCCCTATTTTTTTTGTGGGATGATGATATACTTTTTTTGTGGTAGCTAGTCACGTTTGAGAAACTATATATTAATTTTCACTTTGTTATTTTTTGCCGTTTATCGTTTTAATCAAAAATACATTTATTCGGTTTTTCGTTTGTTATTTTATAGCTATTCACAACGCAAAAAAATATGTTTTTTTTAGTAATTCAAGTCAAAAAATATCATTTCCAGAAATAGCAGCCATTTTATTTTGTAGGAAAAACGCTACGCTTTTACCCTACATTTTTATATCTTTTTGTAAGAATTTAGCTTCAATGTATGTAGTTTATCGATTTTTTTGTGCATTTTATCGATTTTATTAGTTTTCGGTTTTATTTCGGTTGTATGTTTGTCGAGCAATTAAGCACAAAACAAAATTTTAATTTAAACTTTATTATTATGAAAACACAAGCACAAACAACAGCAAAAAAAGTAGTAAACAAAACAGCTACTAAAAACGAAATCGTTAAGGCCTTAAACACTAAGGTTAAACAACCTCAAAAATCTATCTTTGAGCGTCAAGCCGAATTAGTAAGTAAGGCCGAAAAAAGCACCTTTGACTTTGTTAAATTGGCAAATGTAACGGATAAAATTGAGGATAAAAGTATCTCGAAAGTTTACGCCAAAGTTATAGCAAATGCATATGCCTCGCAAATTGTAGGCAGCGACAAAATGCCTACTTTCAAGGCCTTTGTTGAAAAAATGCCTAGCAAAACGCTTTACTCAAATTGGGACGGCTACAAATGCCTAGCAAAATTCAATACCAAAAATGAATTGGCGAAAAAAGTAACTCGCCAAAATGCGGCAACGGCCAAAAAATAAGGCTTTGCTAGGGCTGTCGTATATGATACGTTTATAGGGAGCGAAAACCTACAGCCCACTAATTAGGTAAACAAAACACCAAAAACCGCTTCGCGAAATGCGAACACCAAAGGCGAAACGCCTATAGCGGTTATAACGTGAAAAATTTGTGGACATGCTGAGAGTACAACGAAAATTTGGTAGAGTTGCGGAAAAAACCAACACACCTACGAATATATTGTATACTAACTAGATTAGCACTCTATTTATTCAGTTATGATAGAAAAACGTATTGCAAGTGTCTGACAAACATTTGTATCAAGGGAAATTATAGGTATTTCCGAACGTGGTTTTTTGTACGTTTTTTGTCCATAGGGTTACACGTGTAAAGTATAAGGACTACACAAAAGAGGTAACACACAAGGGTACTAAGAATAAATTTATAGGTTACTAAGGATAAATTTATTTAGTAGTAGGCGACCTTTGTAGTAAAAAATGCCAATTGTTGAACGGGGCAGAAAAGGTATGTTTTTTAGTAAACACAAAATAAAACCAACATAGGTAGAAAATAAATCTGCCTATTCGTAAACATAAAATTTCCATAGAAAAAAACAAGGGTTTTGCACAGCGTACAAGGTATGTTGTGTGAGTTTCGATTTTAGTACTCTCTATGGAGCGAGTTAAAAAAAAGCAATTACAAATTTTAAAATCAAAACAAGATGAAAACATTCGGCAAAATTTATTTCTTATTTAATGCATTCGCATTTATTTATTTAGGGTTCACATTGGAAGACATGAGTGGATCACAATTATTTTTCTTAGGGTTCTTAGTATCAATCTGCCTATTCGGTGCGTACATTATTTACTCAAATGAAAAGTGGGAAAAGGAAATAGATGAACAAATCAAAAACAAATTATAAACTTAAAAACAAAAAAGATGAAAAAAATACTATCAAAAAACTTCGCATACAACTTTTGTTATGTAATGGCTTTATATTTTTTATTCCAAATAATCTTTAGATACTAATCATGAAGAAGCATAACAAAAAAGAAATGTTAATCACTCTCAACAAAGCAAAATTAGCTTGCTTATATATATCAATGATTTCATTAATCTTATTAATTATAGGTCAATGCATAAGCAAGTAGAGGAGTTGGAACAAAAAATTCGTGAGATATTCCGCAAAGAAAGATTGCTAAAAGAAGACGTAAAAAAAGCTAATCGATATTTAGAAGATTGGAAAACACTAACCAGGTATAAAGAAGATACAAGAAATCCTATTAAATCATGAGAAAAAGAATTATCAAAACAGAAAGAGTAGATGTGAATGCAGTTATTAACGACATAGAGCATCGTATAGACACGAAAAAGCAATTAGTAAAGATTACTATGAAGCAAGAAAATTGCGGCTTTGGAGAGGCAAAAAGTAAAATTCAGGATTCAGTAAAATGGAACTGCATTAAAAAAGAAGTTAAACTATTAAATAATTAATTATGATATTCCAAAAAGTAATTAGCGAAGAACTGTGCAAAATGATTTCAAAAGAAACTAGGCTTGCATGGGAAGATGTATCGTATATAAACGATGATACGGATTCAATATCCAATGAAGAATTAGGAGTGACTATATTCCTTCCAAATATGACTGAGTATATGTACTTCTATGTAATAAACTCGGAAGATTACGGAAGCAATAGAAACGGACTATTTTTTGAAAACTTAAACGATTTAGTAAACCATTTAAACGAACTAAAAGATGAATAGAGAACAACTAATTGAGGCTATCAGTAAAATGATTGAGAGAACTCACAACGAAAAAGATAGAGAAGATTTGCTAATGTTCAGCGATGAAGAACTGAACACAATTTATAACGAACTAATAGAAAATTAATTATGAAATCAGAAACATTTTTACTTGTAGGATTATCAACTATCCTAACAATGGCTTTCTTCTTAGGAGGAAGAAACGAATCGTGTGCCAAAAGATTATTTGGTAGTACGGAAAAAGTAAACAAAGAATATAGATTTATTTCTTTGGAGATTGCAGAAACACAAACAGATTCATTAACAACAAACTATTAAAACATTAAAATCATGAGCAAACATTTAACCAATGAGCAAATAGATAACAGACTTGGTGCTGTTATGAATGCATTCAGAGATGAAAACGCAAGAAGCGTAATGAGTATGAACTCTATAGCTAGTCTATTAAATCGTGGAACATATTCCATAAATGGAGATGATGAAACCAGTAAGAGAGTAGCTGAATCAATTAAGAGATTAACAACTTTTGTAAATAGAATATCGGATATAGTACATAAAGGTACTGAAGAATGCGACCTTGATTCTCAGATTGATAAGAATCATGAATTTTGGAAACAATTGAGCGAAATATTAAACTCTTAACAACAAACTATTAGTATTATGTTAAACTTAGTAAAGCCTACCATAGAAGTAGGAAAAGAATTTATTGTAGTAAGTACAATAATCAATAACCAATTAGTAAAGCAAAGATACATTGGTTATAGTGCAAGTGAATGTTATCAAATGTTTAGAAAATATATCGCTAGTGGCGAGTACAAAAACAATTAATTATTATGAAGAAAGATTCACAACAATTAGCAGCCAACATAGCTAAGATAGGTTTGGTTATAGTATGGGGAGTATTTATGTTCACATTAGTAAAATCACATATATAAATTATCATGAAAAGAAAAACAAATTCAGTACAAAGGTTAGTATTCAAAATGCTAACCGAAAACACAGGGGTACACTTTTTAGATAGCGGATTTTCCAATGGTAGAATGTGGCAAAGGAATCAAAAGAAAACTATTCAGGACTTTATGAAGGAAGATGAGGAGAAGTATGTATTCAATGATAAGTATGGAGAGTTAGAAAGAACTGTATCAGTATTCCACTACCTAAGCGGATTAGATTTAGATGATGTATGTACAAAATTTAATCTAAGAAATAACAAGGAGGATAATTGGGATGGTAATGTAGGAGCTTTAGAAGATTGCTATGGTGTAAGTGCGAGAGCAGGGCATTGGCTAATGGATAACCACGAAGTAGATGTGAAGTATACATTCAATACTTACAATGGAGATTCTGACTTATCACAAATCATACAAGGAAGCCAATTAGAAATCAATGGAGATGGTTACTTCTTGATACAAGTACACGGTGGAGCTGATGCGAGAGGTGGATATACTGACGCAAAATTATTTAAGCAAGACTATTGGTCAAGTTATATTCACGAATACTTACAAGAATATAGAGACAGCTACGAAATCAAACAAGACTTAGAAGAAAGATATATCGATGATGTAGAAGACGCATACGACAAAACAATTAAACACAAGGCAACATATATACTTGAACGATTAGATTGCGACAATGAACTTGATGCAGTAAAGAAGATGATTAGTAAATTAGACTTTATTGGTATGTTAGATGACATCAATCATACAATTAAAACACTTGGATTGGAATTAGATGAAGACTTAATGAAACAAATCAATGAGTTTAGTTTCGATGTTGACCAGTTAAAATTAGAAATGTAAATCACTATCAACTATCAAAAATTATTATTATGAGAACAAAAATTATCGAGCAAGAAATCTATTCATTAGATGATGTAAAAAACAATGATGAACTTCTTAAAAAAGTTCTTGAAAAACATCACGAAATCAATGTGTATTATGATTGGTGGGATTGTGTTTATTATGACCAAAAAGAAAAGATAGAAGAAGCAGGCTTTAGTATAAACAACATATACTTTAGTGGGTTTTGGAGTCAAGGAGATGGTGCTATGTTTGAATACGATAGGATTGATGATAAGTTACTGAATGAATTTGTAGGCACATTAGACTTATCTCCAATGCGAAAACAATGGATAATTAATAACATATATATTTCTAGCAAAGGACATCATAGAGGGCATTATCATCACGAAAAATGTTGTTCGCATAGTATCTATTGGGAAGTAGGTAATGGAGATTTGCATTGGAGTACATACTTCTATCAATGGCTTGAATCGTTTGCAGATGATTTTGAAGAATTTATAGTAGATAAGTATGAAGATTTATGTAACGATTTATATCGTGCATTAGAAAAAGAATATGATTATCTAACAAGTGAAGAATCTATATTAGAATCATTAGAGTCAAACGGATACGAATTTGATATTAACGGAACTATAACACTTTAAATTTAAAACTATGATTACAAGAGTAGACAAGATTGAGGAATTTTTAGGTAACCTGGATACGACTATAGATATATTATCTATGGTCAATGCAGAAGATATAAATTCATACGATGATTTATATGATGCATTAGATAACAATAATGGATTTGATGTAGAAATCATATACTATGCAAGCGCAATGGACTATCTAAGAATGCACGATAGTAGTTTGAGATGTAGTATAGAGATTGCAGAAGAATACGGATATACTTTGTCAAGTATCAATAGCGAATTGCTTGCCTCACTATTAGCATCAAGTGTGTGCAGGGATGAATTTATGGAACTGAAAAGCGAGATAGATGATTTCTTTGATGAGTTAGAAGATGATGAAGAAGAAGTGAATGAATTTGAAGATTGGGTTACATATATGCAAGATCACTACGACTATATTAAAACAGAAAAGTTTTTAGAGTATGAAGAATACTATGAGAACCTATTAACATTTGAAGAAAACGGAGCAAATTTTTTAATGACATTAAACGATTAATTATTATGAAAGAAGAACAACTTCACGAATTAGCATTACTATTTATGAACCAGTTCGCTTACAAAGAATGTAGCTTAGATGAATTTCTAGAGCTATATAATGAGGAGCTTACTGATGATGAAAGAAACTTAGGATATTTTATACTTAGATTGTTTAATTAATAAATTTTAAAACTATGGAAACATTAACACCACAAGAACGCAAAGAACAATACATTCAAACTTTGCAAAAACAAATTGAAGACAGATTTAATGATGGTAGATTAACTACATCATTTGAAACGTGCTATCGTGCGCCAGTGTACGGATGGAGTGTAGAAGAATATATGTATATGCCAACAGTTGCGAATAGACTGAGAGAGAAAGGATATACGGTTTCATCGAGTGTGAATTGGGAAGTTACTGATTGGCTTATTGCAGTATAAATATTAACATTTAAAAACAATTATTATGGGATTCTTTAGTTGGAAAACACAAGATACTAATAGAAGTATCACAAACAAATGGTCAAACTATTCAACATTTAAAGTTGATATGATAGATGACAAAGGAAATGTATGGACTGAAAACCACTATGATGGATATGGTGTATTCGGTGGCAAGGATTATTATGAATTACTTGCAGAAATGAATGGAGTTACCTCTGACTTAGAAGGGGAACAATATACTGACTTCATGCGAATAGAAGGCATTGACATTGCATTTAAAGATAATGGTAGTGGAGTAGGCACTAAGGGAGTTAAGTATCCTAATCTATTTGAAGACTCAAACATTCTTGATTATCAAGAAGAAGGTCCAGATACTTGTGAGTATCAAGGTTTCTTTTATGAAGACGAAGAAGACAATGATGAAGATGGAGAATGGCTTAGTGATTGTTGCGGAGCATCTGAATGGCAAGATGAAACTGGGATATGCGACAACTGTAAAGAACACGCAGACTTTAATATAGATTAATAAAACTATGGATATAACAATAGACTTATTAGAAGTGGCATCCGAATTAGCACACGAAATTGTGTGTGCAAAATTTGAAGACGATGCTAGTGCAATATATGATAATGCAACTGACACTATTACGGTTTACTCCGAAGAAGCACAAGATTTATTTAACGAATGGTACGATTACTATTATAACTTTTTATTAAACTTAAAAACAAATTAAAATTATGGAAAATTCAATTGGACAATTAGACAAGTTAATCGAGCAAAAAGTAGACAACAAAATCAAAGAGTTCTCTAAAAGTTTAACAGATCAAATAACTAAATTTCTAAAAGATAACGGAGATTATCATGGAGAATATCTATATGTTATAAAAGATTGGAACAAAAATAATAATGGAAATTATATTCCATTAACACACTCACACCAAAGTATATATCAAGTACAAATAGGATTGGTTCACGGATTATCTCTTACTATAAAAGATAAGATGATTACAAAAGAATCAAAAGAGTTATTAGACAAAGTAAAACTATTAGGATAAAAATTATGAAAGCAGCAACAAAAACAAAGTTTGTAAAATTAACATCTTACATCAGTAAAGAACCAATATACATAAACATAGATATGATTGGTCATATTTACGAAGAAAATAACTATACAGTTATAGGACATTTGACTCATAGAAACGGAGGATTTAATGTAACTCAAGATTTAGAAGAAGTTTTAGAATTAATTAATCAATTAAACAAATAGAAATTATGGGAAGATATTAATAAATACCATATTGTTTTGTATCTTTGTAAAAAAATATAAAGTTATGATAGAAATAGAAAAAGATTATTTTGTTACTGAAGATGGCAAAGTATTTAGTAAAAGAAAGTTTAATAAACTTACTGAATTAAAGTTATCAAAAACAGGTCACAAAGGTTATGTTAAAGTTAGGATAAATAAAAAAGATTATTTTGTTCATAGACTTGTAGCTAAAGCATATTTAACAAACCTATTTGATAAAAAAGTTGTAAATCATATAAACGGAATAAAACACGACAATCGTGTGCAAAATTTAGAATGGTGTACAAGAAGTGAAAATTCAAAACACGCATACGACATTGGTTTACATAAACCACATACGGGATTAAAAGATAAAGGAAATAATAAATTCTACAAAGAGTGGAATAATTTAATTAAACAAGGAATATCAATGAGAAAAATTTCAAAACAATATGGCGTTAGTCATAGAACAATCGGGAACGTAGTAAAAAAGTTTAACAATCTAAAAATCAATTAGTTATGGGGCGCTATTATTCAGGAGACATCGAAGGAAAATTTTGGTTTGGTTTGCAATCAAGTGTTGCAGCAGATAGGTTTGGAGTATCACACTACCAACCTGAATATGTAATGTATCGTTATACAAGTGATGACCTAGTAAATGTTGTTAATGAAATAAATAACATTGTAGATAATCTAGGAGATAAACTACAAGTAATTGAAAAGTTATTTGAAGATAAAATGGGATACACCGATCAAATGTTAGAAGAAGCAGGCATAACAAGAGATGAATTAAGCGAGTATGCTGACTTAGGATTAGGTATTCAAATTAGGGATTATATAATTGAAAATGGAGAATGCACATTCGATGCAGAACTATAAAACAATTAGCTATGAAACACAAAGTATATAGAGAAGATTTTATCAATTGGTATTTTGATGATAAGGATGATTTCTTTATCTTAGCCAAAGATATGGTTAGAGATTTAAGAAACGAAGGTCGTTGTTCTTTAGATGTTCAAGACTTATGGGATAGAATGGAAGAAGTTCCTAAATGGATAATCGAAGGCTGGGAAGAAGAAAGTACATATATTGATATTAAAAAATGCAAACTAATATGCGATTAAGAACTAACAGAGTAAACATTCAAATGGTAGCAGATAGCATTGATAGGCTTTACGATAAGATGAAGTACGAAGTAAAAGAAATACAAAAAGAGAATGGTAGTATGAAATATAAAGAGGCTTATCTTATTTGGAAACAAAGGAATCCAAGTATTGACACAAGCATTTTTTATTAATCACTATCAACTATTAAAAAACTGTAGCACACTTGTAATGAAAATCCTTTCCAACCATGAAGTGTAGGCAATGTATATGAGTGATTCAAAGTAGCTTCGAGTGTGTGCATTATTCATAATGGCTACAAATATACATATTGGTGACTGCCCTGAAAGAAGGGCATTTTTTTTAAATATAAATCAACAATTATAAATTAAAACTATGAAAAAACTATTATTAAGTTCATTAGCGTTATTCGCTATTGCTTGTTCAAATGATGATGAAAACAATGGATCATCATCAACAGATTGTGATTGTGGCAGAATAACTATGTCCTCATCATTTAACGTAGTTAATGCTCCTGGTTCTCCAACTCCAGTTACTACATTTACATCATTTATTGTATTAAATAATTGTACTTATCGTGAAACAACTCATACTGTAAATGGTAATCAAACAAACATTTATCGAGTGGGAAGTCAATATTGTAGATAGCATGGAAAAAGAAATTATCTACTGGACTATAAAAGATGGAATTAAAATCGATGTAGACAAAATGGACTTAACTCATTTGAGAAATACTCTCAAGATGATTATTAGAAACTATAATGCAGCTAAAGCTATAGAGCCAATAAAGGTAAATAGATTTGAGTTGCATGGAGAGATTGCACAACAGTTTGTTGAAGAACAAATTGAGGCAGAATATGAAGATTTAGACTATTACAATTATTAATAAATTATTTAATTATGAAAAATAAATTTACTGAAGACGAATTAAGAGACATTGCTATACGAATGGTTGATAAATTAGTAGAGCAAGGATATGTAAAAGATTGCATTAATACGGATGATGATACCGAATTTGAAGTTCAAGACATATTGTTAGATGAATTAACAAAAACCTTTAAATAATAATTATGAAAGTAAAAATTAAAATTAAAAATGGATACTGGACATACAATGGAGTTCCAGTTAAAGATTGTAGTTTCCCTATTCAAAAATTAGTTGCATCTTATATCAAGCAAACTGTATTTGAAACAGAACCAAGAGAACATAAGCAGGAGAAAAAAGAATTTATCTTAGATAAGTATTCTTATAACTTTAACTTTGAAAGAGTGAGTTAATGGAGAATGATTTATTAAAACTAATAATGGTAGTATCTGCAATATTATTTATTCAGACATTCGGATATATATCTGGAACTACATTCCTAATATCGTTAATATTGTTAATTATTAAATCAATAACAAAAAAAGATAAGTGATTGTATGTCAGCATATAAAAATAAATTTGCATATATTAAATATAAACATTACATTTGTTATCAACAATTTTAAATTTATATATTATGAAAAAACAGTTGGGAAGTTTAAAGTATTTAGGAGTAGGTTTAGATATTGAATACTACTATGAGCCTAATTCAAGTGGACACCTTTGGGAAAGTAGTGGAGATGTTGGAAATCCAGATGAAGGAGGAGAGTTCTATTTAGAATCAGTAGAAGTAAACGGAGTAAACATATTCAGTATGCTAACTGAAGATATATTAGAGAGTATATCTTTACAATACACAAAAGAAAACGAATTATAAATCAAATTAAATCAAATTAAAAATGGCAGCAACCAAATTAACATTTAGCGAAAAGCTAGTAAAAGTTCAATCAGAACTTAAAGCACCTAAGAATATGTACAATTCTTTTGGTAAATACTCTTATAGAAATCAAGAGGGTATCTTAGAAGCAGTAAAACCATTGCTATCTTCTAACGGATTATGTATGACTGTATCTGACAATATCGTAGAGATTGGTGGTAGAGTATATGTAAAAGCAATCGTAAAGGTTTTTGACTCTGAAGGACAAGAAATTGTAGAAGCATTTGCAAGAGAGGAAGAAAGCAAGAAAGGTATGGATTCTGCACAACTAACCGGATCCACAAGTTCATACGCTAGAAAGTATGCTCTTAATGGAATGTTTTTGATTGATGACACTCAAGATTCAGATGCTACTAATACACATGGCAAAGAAGTTGCTGCTCCAACTAAAGCACCTGCACCTGCACCAAAGAGAACTCCAGTTACAGACATTGACAAAGTAATTGCTGCGTTGGAATCTAATAGAGAAAAAACTATAGAGCAATTAACTTCTTTCAAAATATTGACACGAGAACAATATGAAAAACTAAACCTTACTAAAGAAGAAGGACACCTTATTATAGTAAAATAATGGACATATTAACTCTTATAGATTGTGACTCTCTATTGTATAAGAACATAGAGAGTCTTGAGGAATATAAAGATAGGATAGATGAGTTAATATCTCAAGTTGTATCAGATACTAATGCAACACATTATAAATGCTTTATAGAGCATCCTAACAACTTTACATTCAGAAAGATTCTATATCCTTCTTACAAGATAAATAGACGTAAGGCAGAGCTTCCAGTAAACTATAGAGAGATTAAGGATTATATCATAGAAACATATAGTCCTTATGTTGCCGTAGGTGTTGAGTCTGATGATGCAGTTATTAGTACGCTAAGATATGTTAGAGAGAACTATCCATTAACTGATGTGGTATTAGCAGTAAATGATAAAGACTATCATACATTTCCATGTACTACATACGATTTATACTACGGAAGATTAGGAGAGATTAAGGTTGTTTCTGAAGAAGAAGCCAACTATAACTTTTGGAATCAAATGATTCAAGGAGATGCATCTGATGGTGTATCTTCTATTAAGGGAATTGGTAAGAAAGGAGCTGAGAAAATTCTTAGCTCTTCTAAAAATCATTTCATAACTACATATAGAATGTATAAGTTAAGATACGGAAGACACTCCAGGAAACATTTTGAAAAGAGTTATAACTTATTAAAACTCAGAGATGATTTAAAGCCTTGCAAGAAGTTTAATTTAGTTGAATTTAAAGAATAATATTATGACCAAGAATCAGATTATAGAGGAATTAGAATTGTGTGTTGAAGCATTAAAACCTAGTGAAGATGTATACACAATTAATAAATTGAATAAAGTTATAGATGCATTGAAGTTTGAGTTTAGTATGTCAGAAGCATACTATGCTGAAATGATTTCGTATCTACAAGAATAATAATAAAACTGAATAGCCGACAACAGAATTAAAAAGGTAGGCGAACAAATATTTTTACACATGAGCAAATTAATTGCAATTTCAATTGACGTTACAAAACTTGACAAATCAAAGTTTGTAGTAGGAAAAAAAGGAACTTATGCTAACCTAACAGTTAGTTTAAATGACGAAGCAGACCAGTACGGAAACAATTGTTCTGTTTGGCAATCTCAATCTCAAGAAGAAAGAGAAGCCAAGCAAGACAGAAACTTCTTAGGAAATGGTAAGGTTGTTTTTGATGGGGATTCAAAAGCACCTCAACAAAGCAGACCTGCTGTTAAACATGAAGCCTTTGAGGATGGACTACCATTTTAATTAATTTTAAACTTCCGTTTTAATTCATTATCTTTGTAAAAAAAATATGGATAATAAAAAATGTTTTAAATGTGAAGAAGTAAAACCTCTTGCTGATTTTTATAGACATAATCAGATGAAAGATGGTCATGTAAACAAATGTAAGGTTTGTAATAAAAGTGATGTAAGAGGTAATTACAAAATTAAATCTAAAGATTTTAATTGGATTGAAAAAGAAAGAGAACGATCCAAAGAAAAATATCATAGATTAGGTTATTTAAATAAACAAAAAGAATGGAATAGTAATAAAATATGGAAATCTTCAAGCACATATAAAAACTTAAGAAGAAAATATAAATTTATTCCCAAAACACATCACTTACATCATTGGAATTATAACGAAGAATATTTAGATGATATAATTATTTTAGAAATTTTTAATCATAAACAAGCTCACTCTTTTTTAGAGTTAGATATAGATAAAAAAATATTCAAAACAATAGATGGATTTTATTTAGATACAAAAGAAAAACATATAGAATATTTAATAAAAAATGGAATTAAATTCTAGTCTTTTCAATGGCTAACTACACACAACAACTAAGCCTCACTCGAAAGTTTGAGGCTTTTTATAAAAAAACCACTCTCAACATTTGCTTTTTAATATACAAATGTTATATATTTGTCATCGATAAATTGTTGAAACAAAATAATTATTAAGTAGAAGGAGAGAGCTATATAATAATTTAATATAAAAATCCTCACAAGTCCTTTGTCCGATGCACCTCTCTCCTTTAGTGCTGAAGATAAGGGACTTTTTTTAACACACATACTTATGGCTGAGAATAAAAAATCATTTGTACTGTATTGCGATTTAATACATACAATAAGTAAGATGCCAAGTGATAAAGCTGGAGATTTATTTAAACATATTCTTGAGTATGTAAACGATAAAAATCCAACGACTGATGACTTAATAATCAATCTTACTTTCGAACCAATTAAGCAACAATTAAAAAGAGATTTGGATAAATACGAAAGCATTCGAGAGCGTAACTCCTTAGCTGCTCGTAAGCGATGGGATGCGAGTGCATCATCTGGTATACCAAACGATGCTAAAAATGCCGATAATGATAATGATAATGATAATGATATAAATAGTATAGATTTTATTGCATTACTTTCTTTCTTCAATAAGATTACGGGAAAGAAGATTAGAGTTATTGGAACTAAGGCTAAAAGACAATTTAACGCAAGGCTTAAAGAAGGGTATACAAAAGAAGATGTTGGTAGAGCAATAGTAAATTGTTTTAACGATCCGTATCACAAAGAAAATACTCACTTCTTAACTCCAGAGTTTATATCAAGGTCAGATAAGTTTGAAAAGTATTTGAATGTATCTAATGCTAAAAAGCAAATTGATAAACCTAAATTTCAAGTAGGAAGCGTATGACACCAACACAAGCGATTAACCACATAAAGTTTAGGTTTAGTTCTGACAAGATAATAGTAAACAAAAAAGATGTCCAGGCTTTCAACTCAATGGTTTTGTATATCGAGAGTTTAAAGAAAGAAAGAGTATCTAATAACAAGCTATTAGCTAAGATGATTATAAATGAATTTATATGGCAGACAAAGAATCGAGATAAGACATCAGCTTCTGCTATAAATGCAATAGATAAGATTCTTAAAGTTTCGGTTTGGGATTGGTGCTTAGAGTTAAAAAGAACTATTCCTCTACTTAAATTTAAATTACTATCGTCAAAGATTGGTATAGTTGCAGATGAAAACATACTTAGTATAAGAGATGCTAATGCATTATTGTACAAACAATATAGCAAAGAGCTGACTGAGGCATTTACTTCAGAGTATTCTGAAGATGAGTTAGAAAGTTTTGTTACAAATGTTGTAAACGAATTAATAAGCAATAACGAAAACTTAGATTGACATGGATAAACTATTAGATGAATCGAGATTCGATGAGGTAGATGGGCAGTTCGGAGATGAATGGTTTGATTCAGTCTTTGAAGATTGCTTTATAGATACCAACATAGAAGTTGAGAGGCCAGAGGTATTAATATCTATTGGAGAATACAAGGTTAAAGGAAACTTATATCCTATTCCAGTTATGACAGCAGGAGAAATGAGTTGTATAGTAGCACCTTCTAAATCTAAAAAGAGTTTTATAAAGAGCGTTATATGTGCCTCATACATCTTAGGAGATTCAAGTAATTATTTTCCAAACATAAAAGGGCATAGAGATAAAGATTATTATATCTTTGACTTTGATACGGAGCAGTCAAAGTATTATTCATCTAAAACATTTCAGAGAACAATAGAAATGGTTGGCTTTAAGTATAGTAATTATGTTCCATTTTGCTTGAGAAAACTATCTACTGTGGAAAGATATATGTTCATAGATAGAATACTTGAATCAGATAGATACAAAGGAAAGGTTAAGATTATATTCATAGATGGTATTGCTGACTTAGTTGATAACGACAATGATCCGGTGGAGAGTAAAAAAGTTGCTGGTTATTTAATGAAATGGACTTCGCAGTTCAATATACATATCTGTACGGTAATACATTCTTCTTGGGGAACAAACAAAGCAACTGGTCATTTAGGTTCTAGCATGGTTAAGAAAGCAGAAACGGTTATGTTACTAACTCCTACCGATGAATCTAAAGATGTTATCAAAGTTGAACATCAATACAATAGAGGATATAAGTTTGAAGAGTTTCACTTTAAAATTAATGATTACAATGCAATGCCTTACAAGGTTAATGATATAACTTTTGAAATTGAATCTCCAAACCTAAAAGAATTGTACAGAGAACCAAAACAAGAATTACCAAACATAGAGATAAACGATGCATTTGATGTGCCATTTTAAATTAAAATTATGGAAGATAAATTTTTAGAATTGAATAGGAAAGTAAAGAATTTAATTCTTTTAAATACAGGAGTTGATATTAATATCGATAGTAGAAAAAGAAACATAGTTGAATTAAGAGCATTGTATTTTACAATCATAAAGAGTATAGATAAGAAACAATCATTGGAGTATTTAGGTAGCACAGTAAATAGAGACCATGCATCAGTACTGCACAATTTGAAAAAATATCCTACACACGAAAAGTATAATCCAATACTTAGACCTTTAAGATATAAAATAACTTCTCTATTTGTTATTGATGATGAAATAGAAGATGACCAGGATACTTGTTTTAAGCAAATTGATTTCTTAAAGAAATTAAATTCAAAACTAATTGATAGATTAAATAATAAAAACGAAGAAGAGATTGCAAAAAAAGAAGGGTATGAAGTTATAAATAATTTAAATCAACTTTTATTAGACACTAAAGGAACTGAACTTCATGACTTAATGATATTCAGATTAGAATCACTTTATAATATGAACAGTAAAATAAAAAAATAATTATGAATGTATTATCATTATTTGATGGTACTATGGACAATATTTTGTATCTTTGAATTATGGAAATAAAATTAGTACAATTCGATGAAAAATATTCTGTTGATGACAATGGAAATGTATTCAGTTTAAAAGGAAATAAAAAAAAATTAACTGGTAAAGTATCAAAAAATGGATATAGAACATTGCTAATTAATCACAATAATAAAAGGCATTATTTTTTGGAACATAGATTAATATTATTAGCATTTGATAATAACATTAATAATAAAAGAACTGTGAATCATAAAGATGGCAATAAATTAAATAATGTATTAAGTAATCTTGAATGGGCAACTGATTCTGAGAATCAAAATCACGCTATAGATAATGGCCTTATTAATCATAAAATAAACTATAAAATTGCAGAGCAAATAAGAAATGATACAGGTTCTTACCGTGAACTAGCTATTAAATATGGTTTGGGTAAAACAAATATAGGATATATAAAATTAAATAAAAGATGGAAAATAAAAAAATAAATGTACTATCTCTCTTCGATGGGATGTCTTCAGGTCAAATAGCTCTTGAAAGAGCAGGTATTAAAGTAGACAACTACTATGCAAGTGAAATTGATAAGTATGCTATTACAGTTACAATGGCAAACTATCCAAACACTAAACAACTTGGTAGTGTTGTAGATGTTAAAGGAAGTGATTTACCAAAGATTGATTTGCTGTTGGGTGGATCTCCTTGTCAATCATTCTCTTTTGCAGGCAAACGTAAAGGTATGAGTACAAAATGTGAAACAGAAATTCTTACACTAGAACACTATCTTGAATTGAAAGAAGAAGGATATGAGTTTGAAGGTCAGTCTTATTTGTTTTGGGAGTATATGAGATTACTTAATGAAGTTAAGCCAAAGTATTTTCTTCTTGAGAATGTAATGATGGGTAAGAAGTGGCAATCAATACTAACTAAAGCAATTGGTGTTGAGCCTATAGTAATTAATAGCTCTCTTGTTTCTGCTCAGAATCGTAAGAGATTGTATTGGACTAACATTGGATTAGAATCTAATGGATTGTTTGGAGATTTAAAAAGTATAATAGAACAGCCAGTAGATAAAGGAATACTTCTTAAAGATATTTTAGAAGATGAGGTAGATGAGAAATACTTTTTAAGTGAGAAAAGATTTGAAACAATGCTTAACGGAGACAGAAGCAGAGTGTCAGATATGAAAGATAAAAAATGTGGTTCACTCTTAGCTAATCAACATAAACAATCATCTGATATGATTACAATAGTTCACAATACAATGCCTCGCTCTTCTAAGACTGGCAAAGGAGGAACTGGTCATTTGACTAGAGATGATGGAAAGACTTATTGTTTAGATACAAAACAATCTAATGCAGTAGAAATTTGTAAATCTAAGATTAGAAGACTAACTCCAATAGAATGCGAGAGATTACAAACGGTTAAAGACAACTATACAAATCATGTTAGTAATTCTCAGCGTTATAAAATGCTTGGAAATGGTTGGACAATTTCTGTGATTTCTCATATATTATCTTACATGAATGGCAAAAATTAAATCTGTAAAAACATATTCTTTTTCAAAAGAAGATTTTGAAAATATGCGTAAGGTTACAAGTAACAATATTGCATTATGTTTGCAACCTTTATACGATAAGAGTTCAAACTATTGGATTATAAAATATAAAATAGATGACTATAAAAACGTATCGTATATGAGAATAGATACATCAAAACCAGATAGTCATAATAATAGAATAGTACTAAATGAGTTTGAAGGATTAAGAAAGATGGCAGAATATTATAAACTAATAGCAAATAAAATATGAAAAATATAATAGCTTGGTGGAGTGGTGGAATTACATCCGCAGTTGCTTGTAAAATAGCAATAGACATTTATGGTAAAGATAGAGTTAGGGTTATAATGATAGATACTCAAAACGAACATCCAGATACATATAGATTTAAAGATGATTGTGAGAAGTGGTATGATATTAATATCAAAATAATCACTGGTATTGGAGAAAAATACGGAAACATTTTTGATGTATGGAGAAAACATAAATCATTAAATACAGCAACAGGAGCTATATGTTCTACTAAGTTAAAAAGATTAGTTAGAGAGAAGTGGGAGAAGGAAAATAAAACATTTACGCATCAAGTATTTGGATTTGAATTTGATAAGAAAGAATTTAACAGAGCATTATCAATGACAATGAATCATGGTAAAAGAACAAAAGCAATATATCCATTAATGATGATGGGTTATAGTAAAAAAGATTGCTTGAAAATAGTTGAAGATGCTGGAATTGAAGTGCCTGAAATGTATAAATTAGGATTTCAAAATAACAATTGCTTCTCTACGGGTTGTGTTCAAGGAGGAATAGGTTATTGGCAAAAGATGAAAATAAGTTTTCCAGAAAAGTTTAATGTGATGGCAGATTTAGAACACGAATTAACTGAGTTGAAAGGAGAGCCAGTAACTATGTTGAAAGATCAATCTAATAAAGCAAAAGAATCTTATAAAGAAGATAGCAAGTCTATATTAGTTTTCTTAAAGAAACATCCATTATATCCTAATCTAAAATGCATAGATGATATGAGAGAATGTAAAGTAGAACCTTTGTTTGAATGCAATGGTATGTGTGGGATAAATGATTTGTCAGAAAGAAGCGAAACAGAAAGTCAAATAAATTATGATAACCAATTACAAATGTTTTAACTATGAAAAAAATTATGAAGAAAATTAAAGGAGATGAAAAAATAATTGTTCATTTTGATTTGATAGATTTTCCATTAAAGAATATGGACAATGGCGTTATACTATCTGGAGAAGCATATCCAATAGATGAAGTTACAAATAACTCAAGGATATACATTCATGTTGATTTAGATATGTATCTAGACTTGCTTATTGAAAAAAGAAAGGCAGAGTACGAAGAGTTTTACTTTACTAATTGTATCTTTGGAAACTTTAACGAACTAAAAAAGAATGTGTTAAAGGAAGATTCATACATCATAATATCAAAAGGGTATCTATGTGGTAGAAACGGGATAGAAGATTTTGTAACAATTAAAAAATTTAAATAAGATGAGTGAAGAAGAGTTAGAGATTGCAAAGTACTATCATGCTGTAATAAGACCAGAGCTTATGAATGATATAATTGTTAAGGGAGAATTTGTTTTCTCAAAAGATAGTATTCTTCTAAAAGAAGATTCGATAGTCAATGAAGTTATCTCTAAATTTAAATCCAGGTCAGAGATTGGTATTAAAAAATATGGAGTTACTTTAGACAGAAATGATTTGACAACTGTTCAATGGATAGAACACGCTATCGAAGAGCAAATGGATAACATTCTTTATCTTACTAGGATAAAAAAGGATTTAGAAACTAAAAAGTAAATAGTTATGGATGAACAAGGAATTATTTTAGAGCGAGCAACATTTGAATTTTCCCAAGATGGGAACTGCATCTCAACATCAGATCAGTACGAATTTCTAACAATTGAATGTGAATCATCTTTAGGAATTGATAGAGATGAAGAATGTTTTTATGTTTTAAAAACAGAGAAGTGGTCTATTGATGATGAACAAGATTTAAAAAAACTATTTGATAGAATACGAAAAGCAATTATAAAAAAATAAAACATATGAAAATTTGGCACGTCAGCGATTCGCACTCCTATCACGATTTATTAAAAGTACCTAATGGTATCGATATGGTTATACACTCAGGAGATTGTAGTAATCCAAGAGATCCTTACAACAATGAACCTGAAGTAAGAGAGTTTCTAGGTTGGTACAAATCACTACCTATCAAGCATAAGATATATGTTGCAGGTAATCACGATACATCTATTGAAAAAAGATTAGTAACTAAACAAGACTTTACAGACTACAACATTATATACTTAGAGAATGAATATGTTGAAGTTGAAGGGTTAAAACTATTTGGTTCTCCACACACTCCGCAGTTTAATAACTGGGCATTCATGAAAGATAGAGTAAAACTTGAAAGGTTTTGGAGGCAAGCAATAAATGAGTATGCTGATATTATCATTACTCACGGACCTCCAAAGGGTGCGCTTGATAAATCATACAACAAAAAAGGAGTAATGGAAATGTGTGGAGATAAATCTTTGCTAAACAGAATCTTTGAATTGAAACCTAAACTATCTTTGTTTGGACACATACATAACTGTGAAGATATTATTAATGCTGGTACATTAAAGTTTAGCGATCTTGATACTATATTTAGTAACGGATCTGTTACAACAGATGGAAAGTTTGGAAAGCTAAGTAGTAATGGAAATATATTTGAATTATGAAACTAAAAGAAAAAGGATTATGAGTGATATAGCAAAATGTATGGACATACATTGTCCATCTAAATTATTGTGCTACAGATATACAGCACCTGCTGATGAAGAGCGGCAATCATACGGTCAGTTTAATAGAGAAGCTGATGCATATAACTGCGATATGTTCTGGCCTAATGATACTTGTAAGTATTGTGGTTTAAAAAATGGTAATCACAAATTAAGTTGTCCAGTAATTAAAGTAACAATGTTATTATGACACAAAAAGAAAAATGCGAATTGAGGAAAAAAGAATTATCTGAATACCATGGATTAAAACCTAAACAAGAAATCAAATTAGAAGATGTCTTCAATGATAAAAAAAGACAAGGTGTTAAGGAGTTGATTGATACACACAAACAAAGACCTGAAAAGTATTCTGAAAGATTTGACAATGATAAATCTGAAATAGGTAATCCAGATACTTGGGGTAAAAGAGCAGTTGAAGAACCTAAACAAGAAACACTTGAAGATATAAAACTTGAAGAAGTTTTAGGTAGTTCATATTGTAAATACACTGTAATTGAAAACAAACTTGCAACAATTTACAGGAATCAAGAAAAAATACTATCAGCAATTAAATTATTAAGTAATGAAAAATAAAGAAACACTTGAAGATGCATCTTGGAAGTTTAACCCCTTAAAAAAACTTGATGGAGAATTTTTAAGAAGCGCATTTGTCAAAGGTGGTAATTTTGCAAGTGAACAAATTTATAATCAAATAAAAGAATTGCACGACAACGAGCATATAACTGGATTTTCAAAAAGAGCATACGCTCAATGTTTAGATATTATTGAACAATTTAAAAACAAATAAAACATGAGTACAACAACATTAATTATAATTCACATAGGTTTTGCCTTATGGTTTTATGCTGGTTATAAATTTGGAAAAAATCAAAAAACAAATAAAAACAAATAAAAACCAATTGCAAGGTTAAGTGCTACAAATATTATGAGTGAAAATATGACAAGAGAAGAGAAATTAGAAACAATCGTAAAAATATTTGCTAAGGTAATGTTCTATGGAGATTGGAAATGGGAAACCCCAAATGAAAGAGTAATTACAATGCTTATGAGAGAAGTAGATTTATATCCCTTCCCAAATGAAGATGTAATGATTCGTAACACAAAAGTAGATGAAAATCTTTATGTAGAAGCTAAAGAAAAGGTAAAAGTGGAATAATTTAAAAACAAATAAGATGAAACAAGAAACAATTAGAGAAGTCGTTAAAAGATATTATGAAGATAATATTGATGAGTCAAATATTCCAAGAGAGCATTATGAATGGGAAATCCAAGATTTAATGATTGGATTTGCATATCAATGGCAAGAAGAAAGAATGTTTAGTAAGGAAGAAGTATTAAATTTTACTCAAACAATTCTTATGCAATATAAGTTTGGTAATACCAATATTGAACAAATGGATTTATTAAAAGAAACTTTAGAACAATTTAAACCACAAATAAGATGAAACAGACAGCAGTAGAATGGTTAGAATTTAGATATAAAAACAATGTCAATTTAATGGATTATGACTTTAACCAAGCCAAAGAAATGGAAAAGCAACAACAAGGTTATAGTAAAGAAGATTTAGAAAAAGCTTTTAAAGTAGGATTTACTCTTGGATATGTTGGAGATACATTAATTGCCGATAAAGATAAATGCTTTAATAGATGGTTTAAAATATTTAAAGACAATCAAGATGAGGAAAACCACAATTGATATCCCAATATATCAATGTAAGTTAACCATCATTTTAGATAAAGACTTGTCCTATATTGAAAAGAAATATGGGACAAAATCTTTGTCTGATTATGGAGCTGTTACAATGAGAGTGCCTGATAAATTTAGTGAATACATTATGGCTTTTGTTGATAATGAAGGAAGCATAATAGCTCACGAAATAACACATTTAAAAAATTACATATACTTAGATTGCTCTATGGAACTTGATAGGTGTAATGATGAACCTGAAGCATATTTAACAGGTTGGTTATTCAAACAAATAGAAACATTTTTAAAAACCAAATAAGATTATGGAAGAATACTTAAACTTTGGCACAGTAGTACTAATGACACTGGCTGCAGCTTTGGTAATTAGTGCGTTAGCATTAGTATACATAGTAATTAAAGACTATTTAAAAAACAGATAAGATGATATACTTATTTATACTACTAATGTACGAGATGATTAGGCCAAAATTAATTTGGCTATTTTATTACTTAATTAACTACAACGACAGAAAAAAATAATTATATTGCCTTTGCTTTGATGCAAAAAGCATATAAATTTGCATTGACTTTAAAACAATAGGCGATTGGTGTAAGTGGGAATAAATACCACCATAGGGTAACACGCTGGCTGAGATAGCATCTCTTAATTCGCTAGCAGACATAGGTTCGAATCCTATATCGCCTCCAAAATTTAAATTAAATAAAAATGAAAGAACTAGAAATTAGATTAGAAGAAATAGAAAAAAAGTTAGAGAGATTGATGTACAAGGGATCTAATGATGAAAAATTAGTAGATAAAAAAAGAGAACTACAAAGACAGATTATGGAGCTGTCAAAAAATAAATAGTTTTTTTTGCTTATTACTGATTTTTTTTGTATAGCTTTGTTGAAAATTATAAATATGCATGGCTATATATAGAAAAAAAGGTGGTAAGCGTTTAGTTAATTCGATTATCACAGAGTATAAAGGGATAAAGTTTAAGTCTCGATTAGAGAAAGAAATGTTTGCCTTACTAGAGAAAGAAGGAATACCATTTAAATACGAACCAGAATCGTATGTGGTCTTTCCTTCTTTTTTCTTTTCAAACAAATCATACGAAAGACAAGCCAATGGTAAAGGAGATTTTACAAATAGAGGATTTAAAATAGTCAGTTCTATTTCCTATAAGCCAGACTTTGTTGGAGAAAACTTCTTTATAGAAACTAAAGGCAGAAGAACAGAAGACTTTAATCTCAGATTCAAACTGTTTAAAAGATTCGTTAAAGAAAATTATCCTGTAGAGACAGCTATATATATGCCTCAGACATTAACCGAATGCAAAGAAGTTGTTGAATTAATCAAAACAAAAAAATAAAATGGCTACCCAAAGACAAATCAACCTGGAAAAACTTGACTCTAATTTCGTTAGAGCAGTAAACAAGTACATGAAAAAACTAAATGATGCCTCAGACACTCTATATGAAAGCTTCATAGACGAAGACTTCAAATCTACAATAGCAAACTGCGATAAAGTAATCGATGCTACTTTAGATATTAGAACTAAAGCTCAATCACTATCAACAAACAAATAATCATTATGACTATAAAATATGATTTTAATCAAGAAATAATTGATAGGGCAATCTTTCTATATGAAGAAGGATATACCATAGCTAAGTTAGCAGAAATTATTTGCGAAGAAAATGGATTCTCTTATAATGATAGTATCAGAAGAAAGTTCTCTAAAATAATTGCAGCTAGCAACACAGTATCTAGTATAACAAAAACTACTCAGTATACTCAAGAAGTATCCATGTCTGCTCTTAAATCAAATGGTACTTTTATGTCTATTGAAGAGTACTGTGCTGCTTATGGAATCCCATTTGAGCAGGCAAGAACATATAAGTTAGTAACTCATACTGGTACTCCTTACTATAACATAGCTAGTAACGTATTAGAGCAAGAATCTCATGTAAGTGAGCAAGAGCTAAAGGATTTAATAAAAGATGGCTTAGAGGGCATAAAATTAACTTTAAAGTCAAATGCAACCGGATCCAATTCAATTGGAGTTGTAAAGATTGCTGACCTTCATCTCGGTGCTTATGTAGATAATCTTATTAGAACTAAAACATTCTCTATAGATATATTAGCAAACAAACTATTTGATTCTGCAACTGAGATAAACAAAAGAGGTTATTCATTAGTTCACATTCATATCTTAGGGGATTTAATTGAGAGCTTTACAGGATTAAGCCACAAGAATACCTGGAAAGGATTAGACAAAGCAATGGTTGGTGCTGAGGCTGTAAAGTTAGTAGTTAAGATACTTCACGAAAACTTCTTGTCAAGGATTGATAATCTCGGAGAAATTAAAGTTGTAGCAGGTAATCACGATAGAGTTACATCTGATAATAAAGAAGATGTACAAGGTGGTGCTGCTAACTTAGTTTGTTGGGGATTGGAACTTATAGGTTACAATGTAGAGTTTAATTCTTTAGTTATAACTCATGTTGTAGATAAAGTATGCCACATACTAACTCATGGACATCATATGATAAGCAAAAAATCAACCAAGCAATTATGTTGGGATTATGGTGTACAGGGAATGTACAATTTAATATGTGAAGGACATCTTCATAGTATTATACAAAAATTAAATGTGAATCAAAGAGATTCATTTCAAACAATAAAAGATGATGCAGTAGATCACAGAAGAATAAACTGCCCATCATTCTTTACTGGAAACTTCTTTAGTGAGAGTTTAGGGTATACTTCAGAGAGTGGATTTATCATTACTGAAGATAACGGTAAAGGAGTTCCTAATGTATTTTATTACGCTATATAACATGAAAAAACAAATCAATCAAGTAAAGGAATTTAACGATGCATTTAAATTGCCTTATTCAAACAGTCCAGTATTAATTGACCTAAAAATGCAAGAGTTAAGAGTAAATCTTCTAAATGAGGAAATAGAAGAATACGCTGTAGCAAATAGTTCGGGTAATTTAGTAGAAGTAGCAGACGCTGCTGCTGATATTTTGTATTTAGCATTTGGATTAGTAATTCAACATGGACTTCAGGATATAATTGAAAATGTATTTGACGCTGTACAAGCATCTAACATGAGTAAGTTGGGTTCTGATGGACATCCTATATACCGAGAAGATGGAAAAGTAATTAAAGGTCCAGGCTTCTTTACACCAACAAAGACAATTGAGTTAGAGTTAGAAAAGGGAGGTTGTTAGCCTCCCCTTTTTTTTTATTTATTCTCTCTTATATATTTAACATACTCTATTGCAGTAGGCTCATCAATTACATTTAATTCAACTAAAAGATTCATTGTTTTTGTATCTATATTATCTCTGTTGTTGGTTAAATCTCCAAATCTTTCATAAAGTGCAATTGCTCTAGCTCTTCCTGGAGAAGCCTTCTTAACATCTTTTAAGAAAGCAACTTTTTCTTCTATTACGTTTTTAAGAGTTTCTTCTATTCCTTTTTCTATAACTCCATATGTACTCATGTCTTTTTCATACAAATTATACATATAGTTTCTAAATTCTTTTTTCAATAAACTAGCTGCCTTGTAATCTTTATTAGTCATTAAATCTACAAGTGGCTCAATATAAGTTTCTTTTATTTCTTCTCTTGCAGATTCTATCTTCTCTTCCTCTTTAGCAACTTCTTTTTCATATCCATCAATACCCTTTTCTTTTAATATATTTACATATTTTTCAACATACTCTAATTGATGATTCATTTCAACATCTTTTCTAAACAATTCAGCCTCTTCATCACTAGGTATTTTATAATATTGATCTCTCTCTTCTTGAGTCATTGACTTATTGATAGGAATAGCTGAAGACTCTTGTATTTGCTTAATTCTGTCCTCGTATTTAAGCATACTTGTTTCATTTATTGTTCCTAATAAAATTGAAACTCTATCTCCAAATTTATAATTATCATTAAACATAGTAACTGCTCTCATCGTTAGCATAGCTAATTTATCTGTTGGAGCATTGGTAAATGTTTCTACACCAGCTAACACTTGTCTAAACATAGAATACTGGTCTTTTTCGTCAAACATTTTTTTAACAGTTCTTGTTGTAGCTCCAAGAGTAGGACTTAATTGATTTAATATTCTAAATATTCTATCGTTTGTTTTTTCATTTCTATTAATCTTAGATAATCCAACAGCAGAAGGAAAAGTCTCTCTAAATATTTCATTTTTAGCTATAGACATTGATTTTCCAATAAATCCAAATTGAGTTAAAAAGTCATCAGCTACCGCATTTATTTTTTCTGCTGGCTTACTATTATCTCCTTGAGAAGACTTATCATCATCTCCTTTAGGAAGAAGAGCTTTTGAAAGGTTAAACATTACTGCTGCACCTATTCCAAAATAAGCTGCTTTTTTGTAATTCTCAACTTTATTTTCTTTACTCTTCAAAGCATCTCTAAGAAACTCTATTGAAGTAGATCCGTTTTGAATAGAAGGTCCTAAGAACGCAGATAATCCAAGCGTTCTATATAAAGGATTAGATACATATCTTCCAACATATGCTTTTTTAGAAGATGCTTGAGTTTTTTCAGCTATATTAAACATCTTAATCATAGCTTCGTCTTCTGCTTTTGCTTTAGATTCAGACTCACTCATACCTTCAGATTTATATTTTCTCAATAGTTTTTCATATTCTAAACCAAAAACACCATGTCCTCCTATAGAAATTGCATAAGCATCTGCAACAGCTGTTAAAACTAATCCATCAGAAACTAATGAAGAAGTGTAGTCTGAACCTAAAACCCCTTTTCCTTCTGACATTAATTTTATTGTTTCTGAATCAATGTCATGGCCAGATTTGTTAATTCTATCATAAAATAAAGGATGATTTAATACCATGTTATAGTATTTTTCTGCTAACTTTCTATTTTCTTTTCCTTTTCTAAATGTTAATTCTCTATATCTTTTTACATCAGCAGCCTCCAAAGAAGCAGAAAAGCTAAACCCACCAGATAATTGACCAACAGCAGATATTGGACTAAATACTAATTGAATACCATTTTTTATAGAAGTAAACTTAGCGGATCCTTTAAAAGAATTAATTGCTGCATTAAATTCAGAACGACCTGTAATTATAGCTAATGATTTTTCTTCAGCTCTTTTAACCCATTCTTCTCCAAAGTTTTTAATTAAAACCTTTCTATTTACTTCTCCATTAAATAAAGTATTCATATTGTCTAAAACCATATGACCTTCAGTAAATAAAGCAACATTTTTTGCGTACCCTTTATAGACATCTACAAATGGTTTGTATATTAATCTACCTCCCTCTCTTTTAGAATATAAATTTCCAAACAATAAAGTCTCTTTAGAGTTATTATAATCTCTAAATTGCTTTAAAGTGTCTATTGCTCCTTCAGCCATTGGTTCTACAGCGGATGGAACGTAAGGAATTTCTTCTGGAATATTTTTTCCATAGAATTTTTCCAAGACTTCAGCATATGTTGTTTTATCTGAATCAAGATATTTTTCAGGCATAATAGTATCTTTTCCAGACGCATCTAATGCTTCATTAAGTTTTGGCAACATTTCAGCGTATAATCCTGGAAGACTATCCGCTACTTGTTTTAATTTAGGATTATTATTTACATGGTCAATAACTTTTTTAACGTCTTCAATTGTATGGCCATCATTTATGAATTTTCTAATATTCATTGGATTTCTCAATTCGTTATACAACTGTACAACATGAGCGTCAGACATTTTGTCTAATGTATTAATTCCATTTGAATCAGTTATAACTAAATCAGTTTCTGTTAAAAAAGTATTTTCATAAGTTCCTTTTTCTTTTTTATTTTTTTCAGTTCTTATCTTTTTTGCTATTTCAGATTCCCAAACCTGAGTTACAGAAGTATATTCTTTTTTAGTTCTTCCAAATGTAGTATCAATTACTTTATTTAAAGACCTTACAAATTTTCCGTAAGATAATTGACTTCTATTCTCAACAGACTCTAGTGGTTGAATAGCGTGTTTATTCAAGAAATCAGAAGAAGCCTCATCAAAAATTAAGTCTTGATAAACAGCTTTAACTCCAGATATATTTGAAATTTGTTTTTTAATAAACCTATAAGAAGATCCAAATAATGCTTTTTTTATCTCTCCATTTTTTAGATTTATGAAAAACGAATTTGAATTGTTGTATTGGCTCTGAGCTTTTTGTTCAGTACTTGGAACAACTATTAACTCTCCATCAAATTCTCCTGGCATATTTTCTTTTACATACTTCAAATCAGAAGGTAAGTATGTCTTACCATCTACAATTACAACATTTCCTTTTTCAAGTTCGCTTGCTAAGTTATATCTTCCTGTTTCTATATCTCCAGTTTTTCTTGAAACAATTACTGGAATCTCCTCATTAATATTTCTCTTAACTAAATCTTGCTGTTGCTTTATAGACTTTCTTCCTGCCTTACCATTATTAATTATATCGTTTATCTGATTATTAATATCGGTTAATTGCTGAATATCTAAAGTTTCAAAATTAACTCCTTTGTATCCATCAAGAAACTTAATTAAGTTTTCTTTGGCTTCAGCAGTTATCTTGCTGTTTTTAATTTTAGCTTCAGATTTATATAGAATAGATTTCGGATCAATTGCTTCCTTAATCTTTGCTATTAGATTCTTTTTGGTTGATGCCGATATATCTTTAGAAGCAGAATCAACTATATCATTAATTCTTTGTACTTGTTTAAGAAAATTATTTGGATTTAATTGTCTTATAGCAGTAGTTATTTGAGAATTATATTTATTAGGAAAATTTTTAGGCATAACAGATCTAGCATAATCAATTAAATCATTCTTAGCTTGATTAAATGCTTTATTCGCTTCTGCACTACCTGCTCTAAATCCTTTTGCTTTAGCATCAACTACAGCTTGTTTCATTTTCTCTACACCATCTTTTATCTTTTGTTTTAGTGCAGTTACTTCTTCGCTATTTTTAGCAGCTTGTTTCTCTAATGCTTCTTTCTTCTCAATCTTTCCTACTTCTCTTTCAGCAGCTATTACATCTTTAGCCTGGCCTTTTAAGTCAGAGATTTCTTCTTTTGCATCTGATAGTTTTTGCTCTTTATTGATATTCTCTAAAGCATATTTCTTAAACTCATTTTCTCTTACAGCATATCCTTTTTCTTTTAAGAATTTATATCCTTCAGCAATTGCTTCAGCTAATGATTTTCCTCCTTTATAAGCAGCTCTAACTATTTTTAATCCGCTGTTAGCAGCCATTAATGGTATACCCAAAGTAGCATCGTAAGCCTTTCCTTTTGTGCTTGTTGCTTCAATAGCTCTATCTAATGCATTTAGTATTTTATCGTTTTGCTCTTTTCTATATTGATTAGCTAAATCTTCAGCATCACTAAGTCTTTTAGCATCTTTAGATTCTTTTATAGATTTAAACTCATCAATAGCTTCGGTTCTAGCTTTCTCATCCTTAACTCCTACATATTTACCTTCAGGATTCTTTTGAGACACAGAGAACTCTCCATTTGGCTTCTGAGTAACAACAAACTCTTTTTCCCGTAATGGGAACACTAATCTATTTTGTTTTTCAGATTCTTTCGCAGCAGTTTCTAGCAAATCTTTTTCAACTTGAGCTGTTTCCGCATCAAGTTCTTTTTGCATTTGCTCAATCTCCTCTAAAGACTTAGCCTCAAATTCTTGTTTTTCTTTTACTCTGTCTAGTCTTTGTTCTCTCTTAACTTCTTTTGCAGTCTTAACTGGTTCAGCAGTTTCTTTTCCTTCAACTGTTAATGGTAATGTAGTTTCTTTAGCAGGTTTTTGAAGTTCAATGTCTTTCAATATTCTTTCTGCTTTTGCTCCTCTAAATGACCTTTGTAGTCCTGTTTCATTTTCTTTAAGAACAATTACAGACTCTCCCTTTTTAGGTCTTCTTTGTCTAACAAAAGTATACTCTTTTCCATCTACAGTTAGAATGCCTGGTTTCTCTCCTAAAGTAACAGGCTCAGTTCTCATTCCTTCTGGTGGGAATGTAGACATATCGTAGGAAGCTATAGATTCATTTCCTACTTCGTGTATATTTCCTAATTCATTTATATATCCATCAGAGGTTCTAAACACATATTGCTGACCTTCAATCTCCAACATCCCTTCCTTTCCATTGCTGTATATCTTCTCTCCTAAGTTGTCAGCTAATGTACCCTCTTCTTCTGCTCTGTTTACCTCTTCTTTTAATGCTTCTATTTCATCAGCAGGAATCTCAATTATCTCTTCTTGTGGTTTAGCAACAGGTTTAACTTCCTCTGTTTTAGGTTTTCCTGCCTCAGACTCAGCTTGAGTTTTAGCTTCTTTTGCCGCATTAATTGCAGCTACTTCTTCATTGTGTATTTTTATAGCTCTTCTTGATATTTCACTATCATCAAACTTAAACTCAGTCTGACCTTTTTCTTTGGCTTCTTGAGTAAGTTGTCTCATAGCTCTATCCTTTAAGTCTTGTACTCTCTTAGGATTGTTTAATTGCTCTAAAGTAACACTAGGGCCTTGCTTAATAATATTTTGTCTTCTTTGCTCTATCTCTTTAAACTCTTTCGCTAAATCATCTAACAGTTCTTGTTTAGATTCTTTAGTACCAGTATCGTCTAATTTAATTTCCTCTGCTTTCTTTCTTAGCTTTGCTTGTCTTTTAGTTATTGCACTAATTTCACTTAGTTGATTATTAGATATTGATTTAATATTCTCTACTTGTTTTTTAACTAACTTGTCAAAATTTTCTTTTTCTTTAATATAAGCCTCTTTAGTTTCTTGCTTCATTAAATCGCTCAATGAAGGATCTCTTAACTGAGATTCTAATTTAACTAATTTATCAGATGATTTTTGTATTCTAGTTTCTGTACTAAATGGCTTAACAAAAGAAGCAGCAAAAGTATGCGAAACTACTGGAAGAATAAGACCTAACGAAGTAGCTGTTGCCCAAGAGTCTACTAATCCATCAGTTATTTGAACATCTTCTTTTCCTGCTCCATATTTCTCAAGAATGTTTTTACTAATAGTAATACCTGTAAACCAAGCATTAGATTTTACAGTTCCAAACACAAGGTCTTTTCCTAAAGGCTTCCAAAAACCTTCTGCCATTATTTGTCTTTCTGCTGTAGTTCCAGAGTTAATAACTCTAGAAGCTCCCTTAAATAAATTAGATTCTAACAATGCTTGTCCAGAGTCAATTAATCCATGTCCTAATGGAACTGTAGCCATTTGAAAATCACTATAATTAGCAACTCCTTCTTCCATTTCTCTTTGCATATTAGCATATGCATTACCTGTAGATGATATGCCAATAGCAGCAATACCTCCAGGCCCAGTCATTGCAGCACCAAGTATAGGAGCTTGAGTAGCTAACATACTATTTCTAAGCCAATCTCCAAAAGATTCAAGACTATTAATTGATTTTAATTCAGTTGGCTTTGCAACTCCTTGTCTTGCTTCTTCTGCTTCTGCTCTTAAATCTCCTGCAACTGCATCAGTAAATGAAGAAATCATTTTATCAGAATCAACAGTTTTTAAAGGGTCTTCTATTCCAATAGCATCAAACAAATTTGACTTCATGTTTAATCCATAAGAAATACCACTAAAAAGACCAGCGTCTATTTCTTTAATTGATGCTTTAAGATTTTGATAGAAATTATTTGCCCAGTTATAATCTCTTCCAAATATATCTAAGTTTTCAGATGCAGTTCCAAGTTTTTCTTGAGTGTTCAAAAACTTATCGTAGCCTGTAGTTGCTTCTACTAGCATTTGATTATATTCCTTTGTTTTTTGCTGTATATCAATACTCATTTCTTGAGACAAAGGGATTTTGTTTTTAGTCAAATCATTAGCCTTGACTATTAATTCATTTAAGTTAGCAAGTTTTACTTCTAAAGCAGGTCTTAGAATATTCTGTTTTTCTAATTCAATCTTGTTTTCTTCTTGTAGAGAATTATATTCAACTGCTTGAAATCTTTGTAGTTTATCTTTTTCAGATAACCCCATATTATCAACATTCGTTTGAGCTGTCTTTAAAAAACTTTTTTGTTTGTTTTCTTTCAATAAATCAAGCTCTTCTTTTATTCTTATTTGTTTTGCTCTTTCATTAATAGATTCATTTGTTATTGGAGTAGGTATCTTTTTTTGTGCCTTAGCTTCTTCTTGTTCTATTAACAATTCTTTTTTTGCTTCTTTTTTTTCTTTAGAGAATGGATCTGTAGCAGCAACAGATGCATTCATTCCAGTAGGTTTAGCAGCATATCCTTTTCCTGGAATAACTGATGGAAGAGTAAAAAATCTTTCTTTAAATAAAGCCTCAGCTACATTTGCAAATCTTTTTACATTATTCCAAACACCTTCGGAGTTCCATTCATCTTCTACTGTTTGTGTTTTTTTTTGTTTTTCTTCTTCAGAAATGTTTCCAGCAGCAATAAAGTTATCTGCTCTAGTACTCATCTCTTGATAGTACGGAGATGTTTTTAGCTTAGACAAATTCCAAGCCATAGTTCCTTCTGCATATTTTGGTTCTTCTACAGCAGGCTTAGTTGTTTTTGGTGGTTTAGTTGTACCATTTGAAGTACCCGAAACCTGTGCTTTTTGAGGTTCTGCGTAAGCCGATAAAGATTGTGAAAGAGTTGGAGGTGTACTTGAATCCCATGGTGCTCTTAGTGAAGATGATGAAGCAGATTCTTTTTTTTTTTTAGTTTCCTCATTCTCAGTAATACCTAGTATTTCAGATGGACTTGGCAATTTATTAGATTCTCCTAATATATCGTTTGGACTTGGAAGTTTTCTTGGTTGTAGCATAATTTACTATTGAACTTTTATTTTACCTGATTTAACCGCTTCGTTTATTTGTGACTGAGTCCAACCTGCGCTTATCCATTCGCTATTTGATGCGGTAGGAGTACTTGAACTTTCATTATAATTCATTGCTTTTCTAAGAGAATTTTCATTTGTTATTTTAACATTGTTTATAGTAGCGTTGTCTTTTTTCAATTTACTTACAATATAACTTACTACAGACTCCCCAATATTTTGGACAAATCTTTTTCTTTCTTCTCCTCCTTGAGCCATGCTTAACTCTAGTTGCTCTTTCTTTTCAAGAAATGCTCTACGATCTGATGGAGGAACATCCTCTATTGCATCATTTAAAATATCAAATACACTTCCATTTTTAGCTTTATATGTAGTAGATTTAGTATCAACATAACTTCCTTCAACAACCCATCTACCTTGTTTATCAATAACTATATTTTGAATGGTTGGATTTGATGCAATACCAACTTTTTTACCACCTTCAAACAATGTTAATGTTTTTAATACAAACTCATTCTTCTTGTTGGTAGGATCAGTTAAAGTTAATCCATCACTTAAAGCTCCTGTTCCATAGTCAAGCTCTGTCTTTCCAACTTTTATTGTAAACGAACCAGATGGATCAAATGTTCCAACACTAAGTTTGTTCTTGTCTTTATCTCCATCTCCATCAGCTTTTTGATTAACTTGCTGTACTTTTCGATACTCAGGATACATATTTAATAACTGGTCTTCAGCAAATTTCTGTAAAGTAACTATTTCTGTATCTGAAAAATTATCTTTTTTAGGACCAGTCCTTTGATTGTCTGGGAGTGTTTGTTGGTATTGAGACCAAAGATTAGCTCTTGTATTATAATCAGAAACCCAAGAAGCAGACTCTTGTTTTGCGGCAGCTAATAATGAATCTCCTTTTTCTTTTGTAGTTACAAAAAGACCTCCCTTTAATTTTTCTATTTCATCTTGTTTTTGTATATCGAAAAAAGTTTTTTTCTTTTCTTGAATATCTACCTTTAAAGGCATTTTATCAAAGGCATCTGAAACAATATCCATAGGATTTAAATACTCCTTTACATTTCCAGTTAATGAATCTGTATAGAAATATTTAGTAATTCCTTTATCATCAATAGCTGGCCTTACATTTTCAAGTCCTTTAAACACTTCTGGATTATAAAATTCAGGCATATAGTCATCTTTCTTATCTGTAACTGTCTTTACCTTTTCTTTTATAGCTGTTGCAGTAGTGTTTAATAATGCAATATCTTGATTTCCTCTTGACAAGGCATTGTCGTAATCTACACGAGAAATTTGATTGTTTTCTAATTTTTTAGCTAAAGAATATATTCTATCTCTATGCTGTACAACTAAAGACTGTGCTGGGTTATCAATATTCGCATACCCACTTCCATTGTAAACATTTAAATCTTTTAAGTCTTTTAATCTATCTGCTTTTGCTTTTGCAGCTGCCTCTGCTTTATCTTGAGCTAATTTAGCTTTTATCGCATCATCTTTTATTACATCATCTATAGCTCCATATGCCATTTTACCATAATCAACGATACCGCCTTCTACGGTTGCATATGCATTTACTTTACCTATTGCCATAACCTATATGTATTTTGAAGTATTAAAAGTATATCCTAAAGAATCATTACTAATATTTGTGTTTCCAGGATTAAAAGAACTTCCATTACTAGTAGCGTTAGCAGCACCATATGCTCTTAATCCACCCATAGCAGATTGAGCAATTCCACCAAGTCCTGCTTGGAACATTTGATTTCCTTGATTAATTTGAGATGATAATGCAGCAACATCAGATCTATATCTTTGCTCTGTCATTCCTTGAATATTCATTTGAGCAGCAGCTCTTGCCTGGTCTAATTCTTTTTGCTGTCTATCTAAGTCAGCAGCAATTTGTTGGTTCATCAATTGATTTTGTGATTGAACAGCTCCAACACCACCAACAACACCTCTAACACCTGCTCCTTGCAATGCTTGTACGCTAGTAGCAGATAATCTAGCAGCTTCTTGTCTTTGCAAGTCAGCTCCCAAAGTAGATACTTGCATATCTTCAAAAGGATTTACTAAGTTTGGAATTGGAAGATTATTTAATGCATTTTGCGCACTTTTTGCAGCCTCTGCTCCAGATATTGCCTGGTAAGCTGAAGCCGCTCCTCCTATTAATGCTATTGATGTTGCTACTCCCATATACTTTTTATCATTTCAGTTGTATTAATACCAGCTTTTTTAAAGCCACATTCTAAGTATTTGTTCATTAAGTTTTCGTTTTTTAATGATGAATATATTACTTTAAAGTTATTTTCTTTTGCTAAGTTAGTTAATTCTTCTATTAAAAAAGTTAAACTTTCTTTTCTAACCTTTTTATCTTTCACTTCAGGATTACTTACAATAAATTCAATCCAAGCTATAGGACTATTTGTTGCATATAAAAAACCTGCACAAATCATATTATCATTTTCATCAGTAACTACTAATCCAGATAGTCCATTATTAGGAAGTATATCTTGTGTTGGAGGGAAAAATCTCCAAAACTTCCACCACTCTACTAAAGTAGCATAGTCATCATTGCTTATCCATCTGATTTTCATAATCACAAAGGTAATGCTTTTACATAAAAGATTTAGATACTTCAGAATTTACTTCATATAACTCTGTTTTTGTATTCTTATCTAATTCTAAAGTTACATTCATATAGTATCCTAATAAACCAGATGTTTCTACTTCTTGTGGTTTAACACCTAAAATAAAATCTCCTGAGTTTAATCCAACAACCGAACTTAATGTAACTCCATTTAAAAGTATATTAGTTATTGTTCCAATTAATAACATACTAGAAGTATATACTTTATCGCCTACACTAACTAAACTTGTAACAGAGTTTCCTGTAATTACATTGTTACCACTAATTGAAGAAACAATTCCAATACCTTGAACTGAAGGAGTGGCTGTATCTACAGTAGAATCATTGCCTCTTATGTAAGCATATTTAACTCCTTCTTTGTTTAAAAAGTCTCCGCTGTTAATGTACCCACTTTGTAAGTCCGTAATAACTGTAGCATCCCAAGAATCAGTTCCTTCTAAAGATAATGTTCTAAATACTTTTCTTGTTCCTGGTTCTATATTCATATTAAATGATACGGTACTAGGAGTTTGAACTCCATAAAAAGTATTGTAAATTCCATTGTGATTGTGATGATATATTTCTCCGTTTTTAAACGAATATAAATCTCCGTTTAATCTAACAATATGCTCTGGATTAAAAGGATGTCTAGTTGTCCATCCTTTGTTTTCTTCAGAATATAACCAAGTTACATATTGATTATCTCCGTATTGAATGTTTAAAATATAAGAATCTAAATATTGGTCGTATTCTCCAATTATATTATGAATTGTATTATCTCTAAACAAAGATGTAAAGTAATCATTCATCCCTTTTTCAGATATAGGAATCAAACCATTATTAGTTTTAACCATAACAGTTCCTCTTTTATAGTCTGCAAAGTATCTATTGAATCCATAGAAATCAAATGAATCAGAATGCTGAGAACCGTATTCTCCATCATATGCTTTTTGCTGACCTAATACTTCTGGTATTTTTTGAAGGTTGGTAGATCCATCGGTATTATATAATAAATCTTTACCATAAAATACAACTGAATACTTGTCTTCTTGAATTACATCTAAGTTAGTGTCAAATCCTTTTATAGTTGTAATAGGTCCAAATGATTTATCTATATCGTCTTTATAGTTTGCTAATGATAAGTTAAACTCATTAAGTCTATTTACATTTGTGCTTTCTTGAAATACTTCTGAGTAAGTTAAATCAGCAAATCTATTTATTTGTCTATATCTATCTTCAGTTATTGCTGTTGGATTAAAATCTATATATAGTGATTTTGCATTAAACTTGTCAAATATTTTATAACTTTCAATTCCATTTCCCCAACAAAAACAATTCCAAGTATCAGTTAATAAGTGATAATCTTGATTTGATGTGTATCCAGAATTATGCAATCCATTAACTATTTTATATGTGTATGGAGTTTCATAAAATAATGCTGATTCATTTTCTATTGGCATTGTTTCAAAACATACTGGATTTACTTTTTGAACAGTAACTTCAACAGACAAAAATCTGCTTCCATCATCAAAAGCACCATATCCAGCCTCTTCTCCTTTAACAACAAATATATTTGGTGCGCTCCAGAAAAAATCAAATCTAGATTCATCTAAATCATTTAGTCCTGGAAATTCAGCATCATACCAATTTTTTAATGTAGTATAGTTGTTACTAGCGGTAAAAGTTTCATCAAATCCGTATGCCGCACCATGTCCTGCTTCATGTGAATATACGTTTATTCTTATTCTACTACCAGTAATTATATAAGTTGTTGGTATAGAAGATACATTTATACTTAAAGTTGTTGGAGAGAATTGACCATATGAATTATAAAACACAAAAGGTTGTAGTGGCAATAAAGAATATCCATTAGGTCTTACCTTAAAATAAGTACCAATAGGCGCAGTACCAGTTCCTCCTTCATCAAATCCTTCAGTTGGTTGATATTTTATTTCTAAAACCTTTGCGGTTATATATGTATTTAAAGGACCTACTGAATCTGCTTTTACAATTAATGAATCTCCTTCTTTTATTTTATCCTTATTCGCATTTGATATAGGTATATAAAAATGACTTGCATCTTCATCTTTATATACTGATGAAGCGTATATAGTTTCATAATCTCCTTTTATTTGTTTTATTGCAAACTTATATCTGTCTGCCCAAGATGGAGGATTATGATTTGTAGTTACAGCTATTCTATTTAAATAATCGCTATTTGCTGAAGGAATATTTAATATGTTTGTTTTATCTATTAAAGCAGTTGTTTTTCTTCCTTCTGCATCCATGTAAATCATAGCAACTTCATAATCTCTATTACTATGAAGACTTTTAAAAAAACCAAGTTTACTTATATTTACTTGACAATCAATAACTTTAAAAAATTCATATTTATTTTCTAAATAATCTGGTGGAACATCTAATTCAGGAACGCTATATAGTGCATAAGGCATATCTATATATAATACATTTCCAGTAACAGCAGTTTTAAATCCAACATAACTTAATAAAGTTCCAGCTCCACTCAAAAAACCTCCAGTTTCAAAATTATCTGATTCAATTGTTTCAATCCTATTTTTTATATTTGACCTAGTATAGAAGTCTAGTATGTTTGTATAATCATCTGTCAAAGTATAATAAAAAATATATTTTTCATTCTGAGGAACACTACTTAAATAAGAATTAATCTCAAAAGAAAAACCAAATGTAGATCCTTTTTCAAATACATTTGTTGTCCAATTTATTTGCACTGTTGATTTAGGAACTACATCTCCTTGATGTGATTTTATTCCTGGAAATCTTGTGCATGATAATTGCTCCCTAACTTCATATGTTGCGCCAGTAGAAGAGTAAAAAATTTCAGAAATTCTTGCAGTATAAGAAAAACTTTTAGTGCTTTGAACAACTAAATAAAATGTAGCATTTGCTATAGCATAAAATGATAATTCAATTGGACTTCTTGGATCTAACAAATTAAAACTTCCTGATATATCATATTCTCCAGTAACAACAACTCCAGACACAGCATTTACAACTAATATATCATATAATGTTGTAGCTCCTAAACTTATTTCAAATTCACTTATCCAAAACTTAGAAGTTCCAGAAGCAGGAACTTTAAATGTATTTGTACTGTAATCTACTCTATTAAAACCACTAACTGGTGCTGTAGAAAAATCAATAATATTTGATATATTTATTGGATTCCATTTACTTATATTGTAATCTATTGCTCCAAATATAATATCAGATTTTGTTTTTGCTTCCTCAGCAACTAATTCAACATCATAATCTAATACTGTATCTATATCTCTACCTTCTGTAAAATTAGAATACATTAATCTATTTCCAGCGATAGTTTGAGCTTTAGCAAGTAATGGAACATTATCAAAGTTTCTAAAATATTGGTCTTGAGGAAGTATTGAGTATATTTTATTTTCAGAAAAAGTAAAAGTTTGATTTGAATTATTCGCCCACCCTTCTTCTTGCTTTATAAATTTATGTATAACGTAAATAGAATTTTTACCACTTTCTTTAAACACTAAATCAATACCTATAACATCTCTTGTTCCTGTATTAAAATTTAATTCTACTGAATTACAGGCATTCTCCATTCCTTCGTTTTCTCCAGTATCATAATTTATTTCAAACTGTTTTGGAATAAAACAATATTCAGACCAAGAAGACATTGCTGAATAATATCCATCATTATACTTATATCGATAAGCAAAAGATAAAAACTTATCCCTCATAAAATTAGCTCCATCTACACTTGGAGTAAGAGTTAATGTAGTTCCTGGAGCATATTCTGGCGGTGCTTTTATTACGGATATTTCTTGAGCAGTAAATCCATCTACAGCAAATAGTTTTGCTCTAGTAATATTTATAATTCTTGGAGGATTATAGTTGTCTGTCCAAGCAAGTAAATTTCCTTCTCCTTCACTTGTAAATACAATATCAGTTCCTTTTATTCTATACCCATTATTAAAGTTTAATACTCCTCCATTAGTAGACATTAATACTATAGATGAGGTATTTAATTTAGCATTATACTCTATAATTGCATCATAATTATTTCCACAAACAAAATTATATATCAACTCTTCAGAAGAACTAATACACTTTCCTATAGTCTTAGCGTTGATTATATTGTACAAGACAGCATAATCTGTTTTCTTTAGATTACCTAATGCATTTTTAACAACACCTTTCTGACCTTCTTCTGCCGTTAATATAGATATATTCTCAGCATCAGTAAGTTGTCCTACAGGAACAAGTCTTTCATCAAAGTCTTTATTAACCGTACCTATAAGAAAGTTATTTGATATTTTTGTCATGTTATATTATTTTAACCAAGTACGATTTCCTTTTAATAATTGAGTTATTTTCTCTCCTTTAAGGTCAGCCATTCTTATTTTAGTATTGTTCAGTTGAGAAAAGTATTCTTTTCTAAATCTCTGTACAATGTACTCCTGCACATTTAATTTAGTGTGTAGCATTTGCCAAGCAATATAGTTTATAAGACAAGCCTCAGCTAACTTATGAACTTCTATTTCGCTTTCATCTCCACTTTCTAATCCATCAGAAATATACTCCAATACAATTAGTTTGTATTTTAAATCAGAACTAAATTGAATTACACCTAATTTTTTATCAATATTAAATGTTCCATTTCTATTAGCTTTAGCTGTATTCAATCCGTAATTAGCTCCTGTTCTTGTATTAATGCAAGTATCATCTCCGCAACTTCCATCGCAATGTTCATAGCTTGTTACTATTGCATTTGCAGAATTAATGCTTGTAAGACTCGTTCCTTCTAATGGATAACCATTTTGGTCGAATAGTATTTTAAATTTATTATCTTGCAAATAAGGAGCAGTAATAATTGTAGTGTCTGAGTTTTCTAATATAGGATGAAACTTTCCATTGTTATCTACAAAAGAAATTCTAACGTAATTAACATAATCGCTTGGAAGAATGATTTGCAAGCTATCTCCAAGCTCCAATTCCATCGCTTTAACTTCTTTCAGTACATCGTAATTAAGTTCTTGTAATGCTCTCTTTGCGTGATATAGAACTTGGTATCTTTTAGTTGTTCCAGGTAAGATTCTATCATCTCCTGTATAAGTTACCATGAATCTATTTACTATGTCTTTTAATGTAGCATATTGGTATCCTCCCCAATTCTCATTAGGATCTTCGTAATAATCTATTGGCGGTAGTGTAACTATATTGCTCATGTTTTATTGTGATTTTTTTTGTGTTTCAATTTGTTCTTGCATAGCCACATAATTTACAATCTCTTGTGAATTAATAGAGATACCTGCATAAGATAATATTTTTGCAACCAATCCTTCAAAGCAACTTTCGTGCATATCAAAGTCTTGATAGTCATTTGCATTTGGATTGAATAAAGGGTTTCCTTGAACAGTTACATATGTCCATTTAGGAGTCTTAGGAGTTCTTAAATAATATAATTCAACACCAGACGCTATTGTACTTGGAAATATTTTAAAATCACTTCCTATTCTAATGTAAACTGGATATGTTGTTGAACTAGAAATTAATGGAGTATTGTTTAATTTATTAACATCTAACTTAGAAACTTCTTCTACATCATTTCCTGCATAAGTCAATCCTTCTACTCTATGTACATCAGTTGCACTATAGGACCACAATTGCGTAGTATTGTTTTTTGTTAGTGTAGCATACTGAGCAAACTTATCTAATCTTTCTCTAAGGTTTTTAGGCAAATCTCCAAACTCACTATTGGTAAGTCTATTTGTTTGCTTTAAAATCATTCTGTTATAAGCAAAGAAATCATCCTCAAATATAGAACGCTGTGCCATTTCTGCAAATGAATTAAACTCAGAAGGAGTTAAGTATCCTCTGCCATCCTTGCTCATAAAAAACAAAACTGTATTTCTAACTTGGTCAATCATTCTTTTTAGTGTTTATTTATTGCAAAGATACAAAAATTAAAAACTCATCTTTATATATAAAAAAAGAGAGGCAGAATTAACTACCTCTCTCTAAGATTAAAAGAAAGTTATTAGTCTAATTTCTTTTGAATAAATTGAAGTAATAATTCTCCATCTTTAGTTTTGAAGTATCTAGCTAATACATCATACTCGTCTTCTCCAAAAGGAACTGTTACAACAACATCTTTACCATTATAGAATCTTCCGTTATCGTATCTCAAGATTCCTTCAGCAGCAGCTTTAATACCCCATCCACGAAGTCCAATCATATCGTCAGTAGCTAGTTTTAAAAATAACTCTGGATAGTCTTTAGCATAGATTCTTAAATCTCTCTTCATTTCAGAACTAGACATAGAAGTTGCTTTAGATCCGTAAACAGATAATGCAATGTTTTCTAATTCAGAAATTTTAAGTTCTCTAACCATTTTAGCTGCTTCGAATTGTAAGTCTAATGTTTCCAATTCTTTTTCAGCTTCTTTCTCAGGATTAAACTCCTCAAAAAGCAATCCGTTTTTTGGGTGGATGTCTAAGAATGTTTGTAGAGTAGGATTTGTGTGAGGAACAACTAATACTCCTTTTTCAAATACAACAGAACCTAAAGTAACTTCTCCTGTTTGCTCACTAATAAATACGCTCTCTTGATTTGTAGCATATCTTAATGATTTAAGAGTCTTAGTGTTTTTGTCAAAGTACTGTAATGGAAGTTCTGGTTTGTGGCGATTACTTAACGTATAAGTTAAAGGTCTCCAGTTACTCTTTAAGATGTAAATTTTATTTTTTACTTCTTCTTTTTGTTGTGATTTTGGTCTTGCCATTTTTAATTTAATTTAAGATTATTTTTTATATTGATTGCAAAGATAATAAATATGTAAATAAAAAAAGGGAGGCTATTACACCTCCCTTATTTATAACTTCATTATAACTATGAAGCAGCAGAACGCAACAATACGAAGTTGTTTCTACCCATTGTACATAAGCAACGCTCAGACAATAAGTGCAATTCGTTAGCGTCAAGAGATGAATTTGTAGCTCCACCTGCTCCACCAACTACCCATGCTTTATAACGTCTGTCCTCTCCAGAGTTAGAACGATATTTGATGTGTAAGAAAGGCAAAGTAGTATTAGCTCCTAAGATATTGTCATAAACTGACATAGAACCAGCAGGAGTGATAACACCATTGATTGCAGATAAACCACTAATAGCACCACGCTTAGTAGGATCGTTCAAATATTTCCAAGATGTTTTGTGGAAAGAATATCCACCCCACATAAGAGATTTAAATCCTAAAGACAAAGCCATATCAGAGCTATTGTTGAAAGCTCCATATTGCGCACCACCAGAGTACTGAGCATTAATAGCTGCCATACCTTTATCAAAAGCTAAGTCTTGATTACGTTTAGCAAACATTAAGTTTTCAGCGATACCAGCTTGAGAGTCAAGACGATTGATAATGTCTTCGTAATCTACAGCGATGTCAGAGATAATACCTTCAAATACGTTTCCGTTTTCAACAGCTGAGAAGAAACCTTCAGTACCTTCAAATCCAGCAGTTACAGCAGCAGAAGATGCTTCGTAATGACGACCTTCAATCATAGACATTTCCAACATATCGTCAAAACGCTGACGAGTTTTAGCTCTGTCTTTCAAGTACCATAAGAAACCTCCACCATACTCAGGAGCAACTTCAATCCAACCAATCTGAGTCATATCAGAACCATTAACGATGTCTACATCTTTAATGATGATTGGAGAGTTTTCAAAGATGTCTGGACTTGTAGTTAAAGATACTGATTGACCAGTAGTTCCTTTTCTAAATTCAGAACCATAAACATAGATAATCAATTTATCTAAACCTACTGTGAAACCAGCAGCTAAAGTAGATTGAACAGTAAAGTCGTTAGTAGTTACAACAGTTACAATACCAATGTTTTCAATTCCAGTATCAGGATCTGAAATCAAAACAGTTTCATTAACTCTAATGCTGTGTGCGTTAGATGTAAATACAGAACCAGAACGAGTTACAGCTTTGTAAACTTTAGTCAAACGACCTTCTTCTGTCCATTTAACAAGGTCAGATGAGATAGCATACTCGCTACCAATTTTTTCTAATAATCCTTTTACAGATTGATTACCATATGCTTGAAATTCTTTTTCGTAAAGATCAGGCATCCATTGATTGGTAAAGTTAAAGTCAGCAGCTTCTAAGTAGTTAGCAGAAGTAAGCTCTTTTACGGGAGATGGAGTAAATTTAACTCCAGGAATTGCTTTAATAGACATATTCGTTTATTTTTTGTGGTTGTTTTTATTATTTTATAATTCTAAATATTGGACCACTTCCAGGATTTGCCGAGCTTACTTCTTTTTGTCCCATGTCTATATTCTTAGATGTTAATACTTCGTTTTTGATAGCATTAGCTTTACCTAATTCATAGAAATGTTCTGCAATTTTATCTGCATTCATAGCAGAATATAATGCTTTGTGATAAGCAGCAGCATTCTTTAGTGTTCCATTTTCATCAACAAATTGCCCAATAAAGTTAGAAATATCTTTCTGAGTTTCTTTTACTTGCGCTACGTCTAGCACATTATAAGTTTGTTTGTTTCCCGATACGCTGAAATCAAAACCTTTGAAATCATCAGAAAATAAACCGTCAGTAAGATGAGTAAAAACTTTTTGTTTCTCTTCTTGGTCTTTAATCGACTTGTCTTGTTGAAATTTTAGATTATCTAAAGTTTCTTTTGCTACCTTATAATCAGTTGGGATAACGCTTTCGTCAAACCTTGACACAGCGTATTGCTCTTTCTGCTGATTAAAGAAGCTAATAGCTTCAGACAATGCTTTTTTGTATTCTCTTTTTTTTGCTTTAATAGTCTTCTCATCATCGTAATCTTCATCAACAACAAATCTTTCATTAAATTCATCATTAATTTCATCAGATTCTAAATAAGGAGTCTGTTCAAGCAGGTATTTTTTAAGAACGTAATCTGGGTTTTCTTTATCCCATTCTCTTTGAGTTTCCATAAAATCGCCATACGATCTTCCAGTCTTCTCTTTATATTCTAAATATTTTTTAACATCTTCAGGAATAATTTTTTCCTCTTTGTCTTTTAACAAATCATCTAAGTTACTAATCTCTTTTCCGTATTTGTTTTTTAAGAAATCAATAATTGAGTTTTCATCCAATTCTTTTGCTGCCGGATCATTGTTTTGAAGATTATCATCTACAGATTGATTACTATCTGTATTTTGATTATCATCTGTTTGTAAATCTGCATTGTTAGCTTCATTAGAAGCATTTGAATCATCTTGACCTTGTTCATCTTTAAATGCTTCCGCATCCAAAGAAATGTCGTTAAAATCGACCTTCTTAAATATACTCATTTTAAATTTAATTTAGTTATAATAGAAATTTATGCAAAGATATAAAATTTATAAATAAAAATTATATACGAAATCCATCGAGTCCATCCATACCATCGCTTTCAAAATCTATAGGCATCTTATCTTTTTTTCTTTGGTCAATTAATTCTGATTGTTGTGTTGCTTGTAGTTTAGTTCTATCGTCTTTTCTATCTTCTTTAAGCATATCTCTTTGATTTAAAACATCAGTTTCCTTTTGTTTAATCTGCATCTGATAATTAAACTCTCTTTCCATTAAGTCAGATTTCAATCTTGCTTCTGTTTCTAACTTTGCAATTTCCCCTTGATTAATAGAATCTTGAATTTGCATTTTAATCTGCCCTTCCATTTGAGCTTGCTGTGCTTTAGCTTGAGATGCAGCTTGAGATATTTGAATTTGAGAATCTTGATTGGCTTTAATTTTAGCCATTTCATCTTCTTGTCTTTGTTTTGCTTTTTTCTTTTTAGCAATTGCAAGAACTCTATAAGCTAAAGAATAATCTCTAATATTTAATATTGAAAACTTATCTTCAACACCTAATGTTCCTGCTTGAATTTCTAAACTTAAATCAGATTCTAATTTTGCTTTTTGCTCATCATCTAAATCTAAATCTATAAATATTCCAAAATCACGAAGATGTAAATCATTAATGTCATTTAAATCAACAACAGCAGTATTCCCAATCTTATTAATTAAATCTTCTTTTAATGGACTATATTCTAATACATCTGAAACTCTATACGAAGTGCATTCTGCAATCTCTCTAATAATAAAAAATATAGCGTCTTGTAAATGTCTAGTAGCTAAATTTGAATTTGCAGCAGCCATTTTTTGAATACCAACTAAAGAATCTCTATCTGGAGTACTAGCATCTCTTGCCTCGTTAATACCAGTTACATCTCTAATCATTTGTAGCTTAAACTGATACTGATTAATTAATGCTGATAATTTATTATTAAATCCAGTGCTAGGAATTTCTTGAACAACTCTTTTGCTTCCATTAAATTCTCCTCCAACACCAGTTCCTCTAGTTAAAATAGAACCTGTCTGCATAAACATATTAATAGCTTCAGTATGGTCATATTTGTTTCCATTACCCAAACTAATATTTGCAATTCCTTCTATATCAATTTCATGTCCATCAGGTCTCATTTGTTGAAGAACTCTTTGTATCTGTAAATTAACAATTTGAATTTCATCTCCAAAAGGAATCATTCTATTTACAAGACTATCAATGTGTCCTGTTTCGTGAATTAATGGAGCGCAAACAACATAATTAGACATTACTTTATTTGCGTTTGATTTTGGTCTAACCATGTTTTTAGCAACTTCCCATTTCAATAAAATTTCAGTTCCTAATACCATTACACCTTCAAACCAAACTTCTTCTTCTTTTCTAAGAACATTATATAATCCATCTTTAGAAGCATTTAATGTTTCATCTCTTTCAAGAACTTTTTTGCCTCCTACTCTTGTATTCTTTTCTTTCCAAACTTTTTGTCTGGTAGTTTTGTAATTAAAATATAATAACCCTACTTTATCTCTAAAAGCATCATTAGTATCATCTTCATTTAGATTATGATACTTATTCCATGCATTACCAATATTTTGTATTCTTTCTCTTTCTTCGTCTGTTAAACCTGGATAATCTCTATAAACTTCAGAGATTAATGAATTTTTAAATTCTCCAAAATAATAGCAATCTGAAAAATAAGGATCCTTAGTATAACTATAAACTAAATCTGCAACATCTACATATTCTAATTTAATTCCTTCAGATTTAACAAATCTATGTTTAACAGCTCCAATACCAGCAACAACTAAATCTTTAGTAAATCTTTTCTTAGTCGTTAGGTTGAACTTATTTTCGTTAAATACAGTTTGTATTGCTAATTGATTAGATAGTTCAATAGATGGCTTATAATTAAGCTGCATATGAATATCTAACTCATCATTTGTTTCTGGAAGATCGTTTGGATTGCTTTCAAAAACATCTACATTTAATTCGTTTTTAGCCTTTAATAAAAAATCTTTAGTAATCATATCTTTTTCTATTTTTTGACGATATGATATTCTATTTTTATTAGATATAGGGTCAATAGAAAATGCCCTAATACTATACTCTTTTTCTGTAAGTCCGTTAGAAACAATATCAACATACTTAGGAATAATTGGAACAGGAGTAAAATTAAGATTTGTATAAGACATATCTCCATTTAGCTTAATAGCTTCTTTGTATTTTGATATATCTTGAATACCTTGAGCATATGCTCTTCTTCTAACTACCTCAGCTCTCTCTGAATAAAATTTAGAAGTTCCTCCATTATCTTTTTTAAACCATTGATAAGAAATTGCTTTACCAACTTTCAATCCCCACTCTGCTTTTATCTTATCAGCAAATGAGTCATTCTGTCTAGGTAATCCTGCATTAGTAATAACAACAGATGTTTCTTTTGTATCTTTCATTTATGCGTATTTATGTATGTTTATAGTTATAGGTTTTGATTCTATTTTTGGTCTATACGCGTTTTTATTAATCGCCATAAGAGCAAGTCCAGAACTGATACCCAAGTCATATTTTCTTCTATCTCTAATATCAAACTCTAACCAGTCTTGTAATGTTTTGTTAAAAGACATACTGCCAAAATCTTCATCTTCATTAATTATACCAACGTGCTTATTTATATAACTTTCTATAGCAGAAGAATGCATTTGAATAACGTCTTCTGATGAGTTTGGAATACCTCCAATTTCTCTTTCAGTTACAGATAATCTGTTGGCTGCTTTGTCAAATCTTGTAATTGCAAAGTTACGATAACCTCTGTTCTTAAAATGGTATAGTAATCGTGGTTTATTATTCTCAACCAAAATCGGCATACCATAGAAAACACAAGCCATTAGCACATCTTCAAAGAATATTTCTGCTGTTTGTGTTCTAGAAACATACTCTAAAAAAAAGGAGTTTGATGGTGCATTGCTCAAAGTAAATCCAGTTACACCACTTAAAGCTCCTTTAGATCCTCCAGAATTATCATTGTCTTTTAATGACTTTTTAGCTCTTCCATCAACTACTCCAGAAATATCATACGGGTCGCATCCAAAAGCTCCAATGTCTTCATTTAACGGAGCAAAAGAATAACTTCCCCAACCTGCTTTCATCTCTCTTAAATTCTGCATCGACTCATCAGGTATCCAGTTTATTAAAAACTTTCCTTTAGGATTAGGATTCCAAACAACTTTAGTATCAGGTATTCCATCTTTCCAAGAAAAATTACCTCTAACCAACGTCTTGTCTATGTCATTATTTAAGTTAAATGATATTTGCTCATTTATCTTTTCTACATTAAATAATGCATTATCTAATTCATCTCTAAACGCTTCATCAATTGTCATTGGAAACGCTCTCAACTCATCGTTGTAAGCAATGTCACTTTCTTTTCTTTTAGATGACCTTTGAGCTTCTAAATATTTTATAGAACCAATAGTCTTCTTAACTCCTTCTACATTTATAAAGCTCTCTCCGTGCTGCAAATCTGTATGACATACTCCATACTTATCAGTAAACTCTGCCATGTTTTTGTGAGCAGGCAAGAAAAAAGAATATAGTCCACTAGGAGTTCTATTTGTTACACCATCTCTTTTTGAGATTAATGATTGATAATACAAAGAACGAAATTCAAATCCTCCATCTTTCATTGCAGCAACTGTAGAACCTACAAATGCTTTCCCAACAATCTTACCTCCTTCATCCATAGTTGGAGATACTTGCCCCCAATGGTTTAAGAAACTTCTACCCTTAGTCCATTTAGATGCCTCATCCGCTAAGTATCTAAACATCTTCTGACCATCATAAGAACCTTCGTTTGTAGGTTGAAAGTCTATCTTAGTGTTTAAGTAATCATCAGTATGCGTATCTCTTTTCTTCTTAGCTTCTTTAGACATATTAGAAGGCTTTGCAAATTCTAAAAATACTTTAGAATCTTCTTTTCCTCTAACTACTGGTCTAAAAAAGAACGGTAGGTTTAAGTATGCATAACTAAACTTAGCAAATGCTTTTTTCGCATCTTCATCAGATTTAGATGTAATACCAAAATTAGCATTATTGTTAGATGTAGCTTCATCAAGCATTCTACAAATCTTTTCATAAGTATATCCTGTACGTCTTGATTTAACAAAAAACTGTCCTATACATCTATTATCTATAAGACAGGCTTCAGTATGATAAAACATTTCTAATTGAGCAAATCTGAAATCCATGTATCCACCGCTATCTTCCATCTTACACCATTGCAATGCAAAGTAATGTGCGCCAGTTAGATATACAGGTTCTCCATTATTCATGAACCAAATCCCTTCTCTTCTTCTTCTAAATTCTTCTAATATGTATTCTGTATAAGCATCTACGCTATCTACACTAACACCTACTGGAATAGGGGTTCTTCTCCAATACTGTTCTGCCTTTTTGTTTTTACTGAATAAAATATCTTTCTTATTCTTTGGAACTTCTGGTAATATAATGTTTAATCCATCTAATACTATCAATTGACCTTTTGTTCCTTTAGGATCTATTAATGTAGAATTAGTTTTTTCATCATGCCAATTAGTATAGTATTGATTCTTTGGATAAAATTCTCCTTTTGAATATCTCTCTGGAAAACCTATCTTAAATTCTTTGTCAGATAGATTAAAATTTTCGCTTGTTAATTGCAATCTTAATTCTATAAGAGAAGAATCTATTTCTACAATTGCTGTATGTATTGATGCTTTTGCTTTAACGGCAAGATGATGTTTAGTCGGATCTATTAAAGAATAGTCTATCTTCTCTCTCAATGCCATTCTAAGCGTGATTAAGGACTTATCTCCAGCCTTAACTAATCTTTGTACATACTTTTTTAATTTCTCCTCATTTGGACTATTTTGATTATTTTGCCATCTAAGAATCATTTGCTTTGCAGAACGAAAACTTTCTATTTTAGATTTCATTGCAGAATCAAACTTATCAGCTGTTATTTCAGATATATCAATATCGTACTCTAAGCCTTCTATAATGCTATCGATTGCAAATTCTATATCATTTGATAATCCTAACATATAGCTAATATTTGTTTGCTTTTCATTTTATAAAGTCTTTCATTATCAAAAGTAAACTCATGCGTACTGAAATCTTTAAAAAATACTCTATCTCCTTCTTTTATATTATTCTGTCTTGTAAATGAATTACCATACTTTAATATACCAGTATTTAATAACTCATCTCCATTTTCTATTATAGGTTCTACAAAAACAAACGGATCTATACTTATTTTTTCTCCATTTGGCTTTATAACTAAATATACCATATCTGGATACACAAAGTATGTATTGTCTTCTATGTAGTTTCCTGAATGCGTTGGTACACCTGCTTGATTGTATGTTATTCTAAACACATTGTGATGAACTATAATCTCATCTCCTACATCAACTATCCCAGTATATTGAGTAGGAACTGCATGAACAATTCCTACTCTATTTACATTTTTTCCATCTTCTATTGAAACATTGCTAATCAATGAATCTCCATTACTAACGTACTGAGAACCTTTTGGTTTTACAATAAAAAATAAAGGACTCTTCATATTAATCTAATACATATTCTATGTGACAAACCACTCTCTCTTGAAAAGTTTTCCAAAGTTGAACTTCATCTTTGTCAATAAGATATACATCAAAGTAATTATCATTTTTAACTATATCGTGGATATTTTTATTTCCAACTTGATAATGAATAGCGTCTTTTAAATTATCTCCTATAGAGATTTTTCTTATTTGTTTCATTTGATTAAATTTAAATTAAAAGCAAATATAAGGCAAATATAATTACTTGCCTTATATATATTATTTCTAAGTTAGTGCAACCCAAGCAGATGATGTTCTAACACATAATTGTTCTAATGTAGTATCAAAAACAACTAATCCAATAGCAGGAGATGCGATTGCATTTTTTTGTGTTGTAGTCATGCGAGGAGGTAAAAATCCTTGAGTAGTTGAATCTACTTGTAATCTAGCTGTATTTACAGGAGAATTTGTTCCAATTACAACTTGACCTTTTAATGATGTTTTAGTTATAGCTGAATTACCTATTACAACACTATTAGAACCAAGACCTTGAGCTTCATAACCAATCACGATTTGATTTGTTTGAGAGTCAATAGTTCCTCCAGTTGTTTTTGCTCCAATGAAAACACTTTGATCCGCTTCTGTTACAGGTGTGGTAAGATTGTTAAGAGTACCTCCTGCATCATAACCTAAAAATAAATTTCTATCTCCTGTTATAAAACCTGATCCTGCTGTATGCCCTAAAGAAGTATTATAATCCGCAGATACACCAGAGTCTCCTATATTTGGACAAGAACTAAATCCTACAAGAGTATTATAACTTCCAATTTCATTTTGATTTCCAGTATTATATCCTATAAAAACATTTCTTTCTCCACTAGTATTACTATAACCACTTTGAGAACCTAAAAAAGTATTATATGAAGAAGTAGCATTAAATCCAGCAGCGCTACCAACAAAAGTATTATAAACTTGAGTAGTAATAGCTGCTCCAGTAATATAACCTAAAAAAGTATTATTAGTTCCAGTTGAAAGAAGTGCGCCTGCAAGGCTTCCTACAATAGTGTCATTTACAGCTGATGCCGTAGTATTTTTTCCGGCATTTGTTCCAATAAAAGTATTTCTTTTAGATGCTAAACTAGGTCTTATTTCAAAAGGATCCGCACCACTTGCGCTATCTAATAATGTAAAAGCAGCAATAGTAGGAGAAGCAGAAGGAGATTTAATTGTTGTTACTCCATTTATATCAGTAGTACCAGTTACTGTAGTAGCTCCAGTTATTGTTGTAGCTCCAATTATGTCAGTTAGTCCAATTATATCAGTTGCACCAGTTATTGTTGTAGTTCCAGTTATATTAGTAATCCCATTTACATTAGTAGCACTTGATATAGTAACTAAAGACCCAGTATCTGTAATGCTACTATCTCCTACTGCTGTTCCGTTTGGTGTAAATTTTGCTACTTTATTTAAAGTTCCATTTACTATGTTTTCTTGTAATTCAATCCAAGAAGTGCCATTATAAAAGTTTTCTTTTTTTGTAGTTGTATTGTATATTCTTAGTCCTTCAGCTGGAGATGTAATAGCGTCTCTTTGAATTGTAGTCATTCTTGGCTGAAGAAGTCCTTTATTTGTAGAATCAAGCTGCAATAAAGAAGAAGCGGATGGACTTGCAGTTCCAATAGAAACACTTGTTCCATTATCATAAATTGAACTATCCCCTATTGTATTTCCACTAGGAGTAAATTTAGGAAGATAATTTAAGGTTCCAGATAAAGCAACTGTAAGAGCAATAAAGTTTCCAGAAACAGTTGGAGTTTGTCCAACTCCTACAACAACACTTTGAAGTTTTAATAAAAATTTCTGTGTATTTAATGTAACTACAACTACTTCATAAGCAGAAACTGAATATGTAGGAGTTAAGCTATTAATAAACGCTTGTGGTGTAGTATTGTTATTTGTATCAATTAACTCAGTTATCTTCAAAGTTCCTCCTGCAATTGGACCTAATCCACTAACTATAAAATCTCTTAATACACCAACCTCAAAGTTTTTAGTAGTTCCTGAGTTGTCAGCATCACTACCTATAACAATGTCTTTTTCTGATACAATCGTATCTAATACATAAGTTTTAATTCTTGCCATTTTTTTTATTTTAAAAGTAAATATCCACTAACTAAAGCTCCAGCAATAGTCGTTATTTTATAAAAAGTTTTTTTGTTTTTTTCTTTCTTTATTATCTTATCACTATTCTTAATGATTTGTTCTTGTAATCCTATAGTAGAATCTTTTAATTTAACAATCATAAATAACTTATCCTTTTGCTCTCCTAAAATAACAATAGTAGAATCCTTTATTCTTGATTGAAACTTAACTACGTTTAATACTTTATTTGTTTCTTTTAATTCGGCACGAACATAATCTCCTCTAACTAAATCAGTAACACATTGTCTTGATATAGTATCCTCTAAAGCCAACTTATTTCCTATGATTGATATAGAATTTTTTGGACTATATCTGCTTTTAAAGTAATTAGATATTTGAGTAGTATTATAACTACTTACTTCTTTAACTTTATTATTAGAATTGTTTTTAATAACTCTAATATTCTCTTCATACTTTACTACTTCGTTTTCTAAACTATCTATCTTAGCTATATAGTTTAAAATCTTAGCATCTCTTGATTTTATTTGAGATAGATAGAGATCGGATAAACTTTGATTTACTAAAATATTTCCTTTCAAACCTTCATTCTCTCTTTCTAAATTCTTAGTAGAATTAAATAAAAAATATATGATGATTAATAATATTAAACAAAATATATGTATCCAGTATTTTTTTAGTAAATCAAAGTTCATATAATTATTTTTTCTTTTTTACGAACATTTTTTTCTCTTTGGCTTCTACTTTTTTACCTTCTTTTTTCTCGTGCATTTTCATTGCAGCTTTAGAAGCATATTTTTCTTTTCCTCCGTATTCTGATACTTTCTTTTTCATTTTATTTCTTTTTTTTAGTTTTACCTGCTTTTGCTAATGCAATTGCTATTGCTTGTTTTTGTGATTTACCATGCTTCATTTCCAATCGAATGTTAGCATTTACTACTTTGTTTGAACTTCCCTTTTTTAGTGGCATAATTACTTTCCTTGAGAGTTATACTTCTTCTTATAATTCTTGCTAGTCTTTAACTTGCTAGTCTTTGATTTTGCATGAACTCCAGGTCGAGATACTTTATTTCTCTCGACCTTAGTTATTGTTTGATTTGCTTTTGCCATATCCTACCAGAATAATAAAGTTCTCCACATCTCCTGTCCTGTGTGTCTCATTACATACAAGAACTTCAATCCGTCTGAGGTTTCAACTATCTCCATTCTATTCCCTAAAATAGCTGTTGAGTGTCCATAAGGGATTGTTCCTGAATTAACTGTTTCTCTTGTGCTTAAATCAAAATATTGAACAACGCTAGATCCAGAAGGATTTATGTAAACTCTATTTGTACCATCATAGGCATACATTGACCCTGTGTTATACGGAGTACTTTGAGGAGATGAAAAATTACCGTACTGCCAAGTATCTGTTGTTATGTCGTATCTATCCATAGAAACAATACCAGCACCTCTAAAACTCCATAAATATCTTCCGTTAGAATTACCATACGCAAATACTAATCCCGTGCCTGCGCCTCTAGGCGGAATACCTAGTATTGTATACTGGGTAGATGCGTCCATTGCAGCGGTTATTCCAAATGTCAATGTGTTTGCTGTATTTGAAGCCACGGTTAATTCACTTCCTTGATTTACGCCACCTGTAATTCTAACTTTTTTACCTGCCCATTGATTTACTTTCCAATTCTTTGTTGTATCTACAATAGTTGTTGTTGAACCTGATGTAGCAATTCCAAATGTTGCCATAATTTGATACCTTGTGGTTGAATCAGGTGTAAAAGTTTGAGTAGCATAAGTAAGCGTAGTATTTGTATTTGCTGTAATTGCAATCTCAGCCCCTAACCCTGTACCTGCTACAATTCTAACTCTATTACCTGTCCAACATCCTGGGTCCCAAGTTCTTGATGAATCGATTAAAGTAGTTGTACTTCCGCCTGTTGCAGCACCTGCTGCGTTTTGAGTAGCAATTTGAAACTGAACATCTCTACCAAAAGCCTCTGCTTCACTTATTGTATATCTTGATATACCTGTAACAGGGGCTGTTACGCCATTTGTAAAAGTTATTGTAGTTGCTGTATTAGATGCAATTCTTCTTGTTTGAATACCTCCTGTAACGCCAAAAGTATATAGATTTACAGACTTACCAACTAATTCATTAACATCCCAATTAGCAGCAGCATCTACCATTATAGCTGTTGATTGAGACGAAGTTGCAGCCATACTTGCGGTAGCTGTAATTGCAATTTCAAAAGTTGTAGGCCAGGTTGCAGCAACTCCATCGACCCCTATGATCGTGTAAGTAGTATTATATGCCGCCTCTGAACATCCTTTAATTGTTACTGAATCTCCAATTTTAAACGGATGAACTATTGATGTAGTTGCGATACAAACAATACCTACGGTTGAAATATTTACTGTTGCTAAAGTTCCTGTACCTCCTGTAGTTGCAGCTCCTGTTGTAACTGAATATCCTGAACCGCATCTCATTAAAGATACTGATAGTATTTGCCCTGTTGAACTAATTGTTTCTACATATACTTTTCCGTTTGTTCCGCCTCCACCACTAACAGCAAGTACATCTCCAATTTTATAACCTGAACCTGCTGCATTTATTACAACAGCAGTAATAGCACCTGTATTCCTTGTTCCTGAAGCGATACCAAACGGTAAAGTTCCATTTCTTTGTACAGTTATATTGTTTGTAACTCCATAATCGTATATATTTCCTTGCACCCATAAATCAGCTTCAACGCTATATTTAAACATAGCCGAGTTACCATTCCCTGAAAAGAAAATTGTGTCTGTATCTGCGTATACAGAATATGTGGATGTTGCGTCAGGGTTTGTTGTCCATTTTTTAGCTACTTCAAAATAGTTTGCTCCATTAGCAATAATTCTTTGTCTTTGACCCATTCCAGTTCCGCCTGTAATCCTAATTTGGTAGTTTACGTAGTCATCAACCGTCATTGATTTAGAAATATCTGTAAGGGTTCTATTTGCTCCCGCTGTAGCTGTTCCTGAAACATAAGCTCCACCCAAAGCACCTGTTCTTTCTATAGCAAAATCAGTTGCAATTGCACCAGGAAACAAGGAACTTGTAGCTGTTTTTTGCATCCAAACATCGTTAGCAACGTCATACATTTGCCAAGTAAAAAATGGAGCTACTGTAGTAGATGATAATAACCAAATAGTTCCTGTTTGAATGATAAACCTTGACGTGCTATCTGTAGGAACAGTTAAAGCTGAATTAAGATTTACGTTTTGAGACGTAATAATGAAACTTGACTGAGCGCCTGCTGTAGCAACAGGAGAAGTTGAAAAAGCAACATTGTCGAATGGCTCGTATGGTTGATAATTTCCATCCGTAAACCAAACTGTATCAACTGTATTATACAAAATAGTTCTTTGAAGTTGAACACCTGTTGAAAAACTAACTCTACAGTTGTATCCAACCCATTGATTTGGTTTCCATTTTTTAGTTGTATCAGTAATAAAACCTGTAGACGTACTTGTTGCTAATCCTGAGTCGTGAATTACTTCAGGGTCTACAGAAGTAATTGTTCTTTCTTGTCCTGCGCCTGCTCCGTATCTAATCACGATATTATCCCCAACAAGCATGCTTCCCCCACCAATGTATGGAATTTGTAACTTAGTAGAGCTTATCTGAGATAACACTCTACCTCTATTTCCGCTATACTTTGAGTATCTTAATGAAACAGCAGTAACAGGAGTTGAAATAGGAGACGCCAGAGACATATATGTATCGGTGATAACATCGTATCTATAAAAGTTAGTCCCAACCAAGTAATACATATATCTACTATCTCCATCCTCTGATGTACACAAGCCACTTGTTGCCGTAGTTGTAACAGGAGCAAATCTTGCCCATTCCCATACAGGTTGATCTAATATTGGTTTTAAATTGTTTGTTAATGCCATTTTGTTTAGTATGTTAAGTTTTGTCTTATTCCGTTTGCAAATGTATTTCTAGCTTGGTCAATAATAGGGAATCTTACATCAATGTTTCCATATGAGTTTAATGAAGTTATTTGACTGACCGTGTTAATAGTACCTCCAACTATTGTATCTACAGCTACTCTTTGTCTTTGGTTTGTGTCTTGCGTAGCAATAGGTGTCAATAACTGAATCAATCTTCTCAATAACACTACGCTATCGTCTGTACTTGGTGTTCCGTATAAATCTAGAAAGATTTGCAGGGAATCACTATTTGACATTGTAGTAGTATTATACGTCAAAGTTAATACATTGTTTGCAATAACTCCTCCTTTTGCTGGTTCAGCAAAGTTATAAATAATAACATTGTCGGTCACGTTTGTAATTACCAATACTTGATTCAAAGATACAACATCTGTTGTATTGAATGTTATCTGCTTTGTCGCAGCGTTAAATGTGTAATCTTGAAATAATACTTTCATATTTTTATCCTAAAGCGATTGCATAAGCAATCATTAATGATTCTAAATTTACTCCATTCAAACTCATCGATGGAGCATCTACATTTCCTGTAAATGTATCTCCTGCTTTATTTGCAGGTGTGTATCCTAACCATCCAGCAACTGTTTTATTAACCCATAATGTACCATTGTATCCTAATAAATGACCATTGATTGGAGTAGTAGTTATTAAGTCTACGTCATGAAGTTCTTTTAACTCAAATCCGTTTTGGACTTTTACAAAAATCTCGCCATTTCCTGCGCTTATCTTTGTAACTATTCCTATAAAAACTAAGTGAGCAGGTGCATAAGGTTTATTTATAAGACCATATATCAACGCGCCATTTACACCTAACCATACAGGATCGCCAGCAGTTTGACCAGCTGTATTTAATCCACTTAATAATCCTTCTGTAATTACAAATCCAGTTTGATTAGGACCAGTAGTTGTAATATCAGATTGCATAAGACCCATGGTCTTACTTGATGTTGCTTCAGAAGTATTACTTGCTCTACCAACAAGCATGTTTGTACCACTACTACTTGTAACATATACTGCAGTACCTTTAGTTATTGTACCAGATAAACCATTATTTTTTACAATATGTTTTACTTGCGAAGTCCAATCAGCATAATTTTCCTGCCAAGTAGCATTGTAATCCGTTGCGTCTACTTTGGTCAATATTTGCCCTGCCGTTCCACCTGCTGGAAGTCCATTTGTAGGTACAGGCACGTCGGCCAAAGTGATGAAAGGATTTACGCCATCCTCGCCATCGTTTGTTAAATCACTTGTTTTTGTAACAGCAGCAGGAATTGTAGGCTTGTTTAAAATTTGATTGTTGCCACTTGTTGAGTTCCAATCTATAGGTCGCTCAACAAGCGGATAACCAATACCTAGATTTGTCCAATATAATGTACTAGTAGGTATTATAGAATCATTATTAGCTATACATCGGTAAACATTTCCGAGATACCAAACAAGATTTCCTATTACATATTGATTATTAGTTGCGGTTAAATGATCCGTTGTAAATGGTAATGCTACTAGTGGAGTTGTAGGAATATCAGCAGTAGTTGCAATTGTATATGTGCCTGTTGGTTTGTTTGGAAACTGTAATGTAACATCAGTTGTTACATATTCTGCCGCAAATACACCAGATGAAATTCCATCTTTAGTCATAGACACCTGTCCGAGTGAATCTAGTTGGGATCCACTTCCGCTATTTTTATTTACAGTTGATATAAAATCAGGTTCAAATAAAGCCTGCTCGTTAATTGAATCAGATAATGCTCCTCCATCTAAATGTACGGTTGTAGTTGTAGTATTACCTGCACTTGTTACACTCTGTAATGTAGGTGTTGGAGCAACAATCGTTTTGTATTCTATTAAATGGATTAAGTAATCCATATCTTCAGATAGATTACCATTTCCACTAACATATGTCAAGCTAACTACATAGTATCCTGTTTCTGTAAGATGTGGAGTTACAGAGTTTACAAAGTATATTCCAAAGAAGTTTATATTGGAACTATTCTGAATTAATATTCTTGTGTTTGGAAGTATATTTAAGAAAGCATCTACTGTAGTGCTTCCTAAAGTTTTATTACTTAATATAAATGTCGTAAGAGAAGAAAATGGAACATTAGCTCCTATTTCAGTTTGAAAAGATATTGTTCCAGGTTTTCTGCTATCTCCAGAAGCAATAGTATCATATCGGTATCTTAAAGAATTAGCAGTAGATATTACTTCATTTTCATTTAAGTATTGAGCAAGAATATTTGGACTAAAGTTCTTAGTCTTTTTATTGTCATTACCATCTGTACCAATCCATATATCTGCACCAGTTACATTAGTATCTACTTGATATGTACTTATTCTAGCCATCTATATATTGTTTTCTTTTTTATACTTAGCTAATAATTCTTTTCTATGTTCTATACCATTTGTGCCACCATTTATTTTTTTTGTAATGGTAACAACTTCATCTCTATCAGCGTGAGTATTTAAATTATTTTTCTTCCAAAACCAAAGAGCAGAAACCATAGCATGAACTTCTTGTAATAATAAATCTGGAGTTTTTACAAAATCAATTCCAGTATCATCAGACAAACTCTTATAATTACTTTTCCCTGTTATTTGAATAAAACCTCTTCCTCTATAAGTATATCCATCTCCAGATTGCTCATCTCCATTACCCATTCTAGAAGCATATACTCTAGATCCTATTTTAATAGGTTTTCTATCATATGATAAAGCAGACTCCTTTGTAAAGTATTTCTTAAAAATAATTAATAGTCTTTCTGCTGAATAGTTTAAGTTTTCACTTACAGGCTTCAATCCACTTTCATGCTCTATCTGAGCCATAAAATGAGAAATCCTCAAAGGAGTATTTACACCATACTTATTGAATAATGATTTATACTTATCCTGTAATCTCATTTATATCAGTTTTAATTTCTTTTGTTCTCTTCAATAAGTTTTTAAGAATAACCCATATCTTCAAGTTCATAGCTTCTTCTATATTTTCCTTAATCGATATTAGCTCTATTAATATTAATACAATCGAACATATTTTAGTAAACATATATTTAAAGCTAAACAACATTAATGTAAATTCATTTAATAGGTAATGATCTATTGGAAATAGAAGCAAAATACATACTTCATATAAAAGCATTTTTGAAACAAGTTCAGATAACTTTCTGCTTCTTATACTACACCAACCATTAAGTCTTACTGATTTAAAAATACCAGTAAATGTATCTAATGAAATTGCTACTCCTACAGCTATAAGCAAACCATTAATTGGCGCAAAAAATAGCAATAGACTTATAAATATATAGTTTAATGTTTTCATTTATATAATTCAAAATATGAAATTTTATCAATGCAAAGATACTAAATCATCTAGAATAAATTTGAGACACAATTATATTGTATTTATTGTATATTTGTCCAACATTTAAATTTAAATATATAAAAAATGATAGTTAAGGAAATTAATTTCGGCAATACTGCCAAAGAAAAAGTTTTAAACGGAATTAACATTGTCGCTGATGCAGTTGGTTCTACATTAGGCTATAGAGGCAAAACAGTTTTAATTGAAGGTAGTGGTGGATTGCCATCAATAACAAAAGATGGTGTATCTGTAGCAAGAGCTATCTTCTTAGAAGATGCAGTTGAAAGTTGTGGTGCAGAGTTAATTAAACAAGCATCTCAGAAAACAGTAGATCAAGCTGGAGATGGAACAACAACTACCACAGTTTTATCTAGAGATATTATTTGTAGAGCTGAGGAAGCAATCAGTAGAGGAGCTTCTCCAATTGACGTAAAGAATGGTATTGAAGAAGCAACAAAACAAGTAGTTGATATTATAAAAGGAAAATCTAAAGAAGTAGTTAATGACTTCTTTTTTGACATTGCAAATATTTCCGCAAATAATGACGAAGAGTTAGGTACTTTAATTGCAGATGCATTCTTAGCAGCAGGAAAAAATGGAGTAGTTACATATGAGCCATCAGAAAAAATAGAAAGCTATGTTAAGACTACATCTGGTATGCCTATTGAAAGAGGATATTCAGATGAGCGATTCTCTAACAATAGAGAGAAAATGATTTGTGAGTTTAAAAACAAGCCATTAGTATTTGTTTGTAATAGAGAGATAAAAGCATTTAATGAGATTGCTTTTATTATCAATCATATTGCTGAAAACAAAAAAGAACTTTTGTTAGTTGCAGATTTAAGTAATGAATTGAAACAAATTCTATTGGTTAATAATATGCAAGGAAAAATCAGAGTTGCACATATTACTCCTCCAGAGCATGAGTTCACAGATAAGAGAAAAAGATATATGGAAGACTTAGCAATTGCTACAGGATCCACTTATATTGACACACTATCCGCAACGCATTTAGAGAGCTTAGGATTGGATGTTTTAGGAGAAGTAGATAAATGTATCATTGGTAGAGACGAAACTATCTTAGAGCTTACAGAATTAACTTCTGAAGATATTCAATTAAGAATAAAAGAGATTGAAAAACACATTGAAGACCAAACATCTCAATTGACTATTGATTTCTTAAAAGATAGAATTGCTAAGTTATCTTCTAGTATTAGCATTGTAAAAGTTGGCGGTGCTACTGAAGTAGAACTAAAAGAAAGATTGGATAGAGTTGATGACGCAATCCACGCTGTTAATTCTGCAATCAAAGAAGGTGTTGTTCCAGGTGGAGGATTAGCTTTATATGATGCTTCGTTTCAATTAAACATTCCAAATAATCCTAAGTCAGTTGGTTACCACGTCTTGCAAGAAAGTATCAAAGCTCCGTTTAGACAAATTCTAAGCAATGCTGATATTGACAACAAAGAAGTTGAAGATGTATTGATTGAAGTAAATAGCGGAATTGGATACGATGTAAAGAAATACGAGTATACTGATATGATTAAAGCAGGCATTATTGATCCGGCAAGAGTTGTTAGATGTGCATTAGAAAATGCAGTTTCAGTTGCTGGTCAAGTAATTCAATTAGGTTGTACTATTAATTTTAAAAGAGCATAAAGATGAAAGCAATTTTAACAAATGTAATTATCCGAGAGATTAAAGAAGAGAAAGAAAACTCTTACGGATTAATTGTAACATCAGATACTAAGAACGAAAAGTTTAAAAGAGGAATTGTTCTTAGTAGAGGAGAGTTATGTGAAGGAATTGAAGAAGGAGATACTGTAGTATACGATATGCATAGAAGTAATAAGATTACTTATTGCGGAGAACCTTTGGTTGCTGCCGAATATGGTGCGATTGTTATCGTTGAATAGTATTTTCTATATAAGAAGAAAGCCTCTTAATTGAGGCTTTTTTTATTTTACATATTTCATGTCTTCTTCTAAGTAGTAATCTGATTCTCCATTCCTCATTTCTCTTGCTTTGACATTCATTTCTCTAATAGCCTTAGCATATCTCTTGTCATTGTATCCTACTTTCTTCTGAAATATCTTAGTGTTTTTTCCTTCTTCAGAAATTAAGTTTCTAAGAGTTAGTCTATCGTAAATAGCTTTTACTCTCCTCTTAGACATAAACGATAACTTATATATTGGAACTGAATTTGATCTTCCAAGTTCTCCTCTAAAAGCATATTCAACAATCCATCCTTTTTCTAGATACTTGTCAAATCTATTTTTATCCCAAACCATTATATAACAATAGTCTTCAAATTGAGATTTAGTAAAAGGTTTTTCGTTGTATAAAAAGAACATTAACTCTAAGTCAGCCTTAGTCATTTCGTATTGCCTTGATGCCCAGTATATTACGATTCTATAGTACTTCAAAAAGTCAAATTCTTTTTTTGCTGTGTTTACTATAGGCCTATTCTTTTTTCTTTTATAGCCATTTATGGAAGAATTATATAACGCATATTCCGATTCGGCTTCTTGCTTTAGTCTATCTTGATATGCTTGTGTTTTTTTGTAGCTATATATTTCTTTCTTAGGTACTCCGTTTAATATCTTTTCTTCTTTTTCTAATAGCTGTCTTGTCTTTTCTTTCCATGCCCATTCCTTATAAGATAAACTATCGTCTACCTCAGTCTTAGCTTTTATCATTTTAATTAAATTAAATTAGAATGTAAACATTTTTGTTTACTTTTTCTTGGACTTGAATCTTTCTCCTTTTCCAGAAGTCTTTCCTGATCTATATACAGCACCTCCTGCTGACCAAAGGTCATGCCATGCCCAATATCCTGCTGTTAGTTTTGATTGCTCTCCTTCTCCAGCGTGTCTTCTTTTGTATTGCTTACGAGCTTCTGGACTATAGTTAGAGCTGTATCCAGCAGCACCATAGTGTACAATTTTTTCTTTACCATTTTCGCAAGCCTTAACAACACGCTTGTGTTTCCCATCAGTATCTTTTTTGGGAGAATTGCATTTCATTTTTT